CTAAAACGGAATATCGTCATCAAAGTTATCGAAGCTGCTCTTTGCCGCTGCCGGTGCTGCCTTGGCTGATGCGCCGCCACCGGACGAGGAAGAAGCGGGCTTGTTCTCCACCACTTCAAAACTGCCACCGCTGGATTTCCCGCCCAGCATGGTCATTTCGTTGACGATGACTTCAGTGGTGTAACGGGTAGCGCCGTCTTTCTCCCACTTGCGGGTTTGCAGCTTGCCTTCGACATATATCTGCGAACCTTTTTTCAGGTACTCGCCGGCAATCTCGGCCAGACGGCGATAGAACACCAGATTATGCCATTCGGTTTTTTCCTGCTTTTCGCCGCTCTTGTCCTTCCAGTTTTCGGAAGTGGCAAGCGTTGCATTTGTCACCGCTTCACCGCTGGTCATGTAACGGGTCTCCGGGTCTTTACCGAGGCGGCCTATCAGGATTACACGATTAACACTCATTACTTATTCTCCTTTAGAGATTTTTAAGTTTATTTTGTATTGATTCTACAAGGCTTAAAAATTCGGTGCGCCTTTCGTGCAGCATTTTCAACTCGTCAACATAATCATACCGATGTAACCTGTAAGTAATCAGCCTATTATGCTCAGGGAATCCAGCGCAATAACTTATAAAGTCTACCCAATCCCTGCCCGTGCAATCAAGATGCCCAATTAGCTGCCACTTGTACGCGGGATCAAATGAACCCCTTTCGATTGTTGCGTAATGTGTTGGCGCAATAACTGATTTTATCTCAATTACACCATCACTTTCTATCAACCCATCGGGAGAATCACCATAATCTCCGCAATCAAAGAATCCGCCATTTAACGCCTCAACGAAGTAAGTATCTTCATAAAGCATCTTGGCGACAGGCTCCTGCTCTTTACCGCGCTCCATATGCTCATTACTGAACCCATGTTCATCCTTCACGCCATTGATGCGTTCAAGGGCGATTTGCAGGGCATAGCGTTTTGCAGGATCACCAAACGGCTTTCCGTAATTAGCCATGAAACATGCAAATTGAGATGCGGTAGCTTTCCCAACACGCAAAGCCATCCATTCATCCGTATTTTGTTCTATGTCAATGAACTTCATTCCGCAACAACCTTCTGGCCGCATTCTTCAATAAGTTGCTGCTGATGCTCGTCTGACATATAAACCTTCGCCAGCACTTTTTTCAAGTTTCCATCACGCAGATATGCGGTCTTCGCGTGTTCCCATCCAACTGTATTCTCTGGCATCAGTGTTTTCTGAGTTGGCAACTCTGTGCTAATCCGCAGCCCCTCGACAGTATCACGCGCAAATCTTACGTTATGGTCAACGTACACCGTAACCCGTACATTCAGCCAATCGTCAATATATGGCGATCCAGTGAGGGCTTTCATTGTCTTACTGTTTGTTGCGTTCAAAATCATCGGTTTTAATGCTTCGCCTTGCCGTATTTCTTTTTCGACAAAGTGCGCGGTATTAAATTGATCCTTTGTTTTTTTTGTCATATCTGGCGCAAGAACAACACGGCTAATTGTTAATACCGTTGGCTCGACAATATCTGCGCTTGATAGGTATGGAGAATTAAACGCCTTGCGATAGTGTGTTTTCTCAGTCATTCTCTGGCTCCTTGGTCACGTTCAAATCGGTCTGTGTCGGTCATGCACTCTTCGCGTTCCTCTGCCATGTCGCGGCGACGCCATTCTAAATATTCAATCTTGCGTTCGCGTTCAAGTTCATCCATAGCAATATAAGTATCTATTTTGCCGTGCGATTCACCTTTGCCTGTTGCGTTTTGATTCATGTCCGCTCCTTATCGTGATTGCAAGATTTCGCCAATCTTCTTCAAGAACTTTGTTTTGGTACATTCAGGCATTTCTTCTGATGCCCTCCCATTAAATCTAAGCCAGTAACGACCTTCCCATATCTGCTTAATGAGCGCAAGCCGAAGTATTAGGCCAGTCGGAACATGCTCAATCGTTACTCTCCATTCTGGGTTAAGTTTCAATTTCTATACCTTTAAGATTTTGCCAGCCGTTATTTTAAGCGGTGTTTGTGTTAATGTCAATTGAAAGTTTGATTTAAACTTGTGTGCCTATATCATGTTATGAGTCAAGATATTTATCAATCTTGTCTCGCATTATCTCCAATTCCACATGTCCGCATTCATCGCACCAGTCATCAAGTATCTGTCTGGCTTCGCGTAAGACTATTTCCATCTCCCTCGCTTCGTCAATGCTGATGCACTGGAATTCTTCGCCAGTACCGCTTTCGGCCCACATAGCCTCTTTATCTGTTTTTGCTGTGTCGCTCATAACAAATAGCTCCAGCCGACCCGTAACCGCATCCGGCTTTTGTGGTAAATTTAAAGTTCTTCTCAGGCGGTTACGGTCGGCTGAGCATGGTCGTTAGGGGCTTCTGGCATCGGCATCCAATGGGTAGGATGTAGCCCGCCAGTGCCGTTGATCGAATACCACCCGATAGGCGGAACGAATTTCCCGTCCCGAACCCAACATACTCTCCCGCCATCGAAGTAGAGAAGGATGATAGGCGTCCCGACTCTCGGGGCCGTTTCTATTGACCTGCATTCCATTGCCGCCCCTAACCCATCCATCGAGTTTGCGCCTTTGGCGCGGGACTGCGCCAGAGCTTCGTTGTTTGTTTGTTGTGTTGTCATATCTTCCTCGCTTCGTTGTTCGGCTCGGCGGTGGCGCAGCCCCTCATGTCAGCGTTAGCCGCCTCGTATGCCGCCAGTATTTCGGTATCGTGTTTCGTCTGGTGTGTTTTGCAGACACGCACCTGTTTGTCGTCGCCACGAAACCAGCTTACTTCTATGTCAACTTTTCCAGTTGTCGGCACTCCGCAAATAATGCATGGCAATCCACCAGCATTCCGTGGCGCTTTTTTACAACCTATTGCAGGATATTTCTTTGCCATGTTTTTTGCTCCGTAGTAAAAAGCCGCCCAACCCGGCGGTGAAGCGGGACCGCCGCAAAAGCGCGTCAGCCCCTTACCTTTACGTTATGCCCCTTCATTCAGACCAGCAGCTCAGTTCCTCGTCTGCCGCGTCCTCAGGGTGTTCTGTGAGGTCGTTGTCCAGATTTTCAAAGCACGCCTCCGCAATTCCATCGCTCTCGGAAATATCCATGTCCGGTATCTTTGCTCTCAATCGTGCAGAGCATCTTTTCAGCCAAAGCTCTTTAGTCATTCCTTCTGGTGCAGTTTCAATCATGGCAATCTCCGTAGTTAAGGCGGGGCATAACCCGTCATTGTTGCGGGACTGCCTTCGGCAGCCCCAAAATTCAGGCGTTAGGCTTCGTTTTGTACCTTGGAATAAAACTCCCACAGCATCCTTTTTGCTCAACTATCCTGAAAACTGTAATTTCAGATTTAACATCGCGCCTTTGAAATGCGGTGCGTCTATGCCGTTTCATTGCCTCTTTGTATTGGTATGCCATTTCAATCTCCTTTCGCAGAGCCTAACTCTGCATTCGAGAGCGACGGCGCAACAGCGCGCCGCGCCTCAATTTGAAATGTTGGGCGGCTTGAGTTCTGTTCTAACTTGAACATTGCTGGTTATGTACACTCGCCTAGAATCTTCGCCGTGCCTGCCGCTTTCCCATTGCATCCGTATCTCATCTCTCCATTCGTCATGAATTCCGGGGTGGTAGGTTAGAGATGCTTGGTTTATTCCTGCGTCAGCAGCAAGCGCGGCAACCGCCCTGCAAAACTCAAGATGTTTTTCTGGTATTGTGTTCATAGCTATATCTCCGTTGAAAAAGCCGCCCAACCCTACGTGCAAGCGGGACTGCGGTAATAAGTGTTTCTTTCTTGTTCAAAGTGTCAGCGCCGCAGCCCATTCACTACTTGTTAGCCGCCTTCGAGCTGACAGGAAGCTTCACTATTTAAAATGCAGCAATTCTCGCTCCGAGAATCTCAGAGTATTGCCACATAACGTCGTTCTGCTCCTTCAACCGTTCTTGTTCCGCTGCATCGAGCGTTTCAAATATCGGGCTATGACCAATAAATTGGCTAAGTGCGTGGGCCTTCACGTCGAGTTCTGTTTTTTCATCTACTACACGTTGCTGGTGAGGTTGCATGATGTTTCCTTTCAAAGTACCGCGCTTCGTTAAGAGTAGGCTGCTAACTCTGCAATCTCCGTATTCGCTATCTGGGTCTCCGCCTGCAATTTTTATTTCGACCTCTCCGGTTACAAGATCGTGCGTAACCTCGATTACTCGCTCCGAGCAAAATCCATCACGGGCTACGATTAACTCGCCATCTCTTGGCACTGACTTTATTTCTCCATTAAAAATACACTTGGGCTTTTCGTTGTTTCTTCCGTAAGAAGTCCATACAGTAGCTTTCATCTTCGTCTCCAATAAAACAGCATAACCTAACGGTCAACACCGCTCCGTTTCACTCCGCTGGACTCGCCGAAGGCGAGCCTGTTACCTTTGCGTTAGAGAACATCACTCATCACCATCGTCCAGAACAGGTTCTATTACTTCGATTGTCACTCTAACCCTCCTGCCTTTGTATGAATTGAAAATGGACTCCACCATATCGGTGTCAATGTATAGGCCGGGAGAGCAGTCGCTCCAACTACCAAACACATCGTGCCTTACATCTCCCTCAATGATCTTTATCTCTTTTTTCGCCACGTTGTTTCTCCTGTTCTCTAACCCATCATTCAAGAGGGGCGCGCTTTAGCGCGACGGCATTCCTCCTTTTTAGGATCACCAATAAGACTGGCATCTGGAACACTAGGGCTTGTGTATTCAGGGTGTCGAGTCCCTGCCAAATGCCAGACTTATTGGCGATTATGATTAAATCACCCTATAAAAACATGACAGAAAATCATTCATCATATAACGCTTTAGGTATTGGTATTCGCTTCGCTTTCATGCGCATGACAATTGTCTTAACTTGGCGATCAGTCAGCGGGTTAGACAACCGCTGTATATTGTTGCGATGTGTATAACCGAGTCGGCTTGCGGCTTTAGCGCAGTTACCGCCTAAATGGGCAATCAATTTAAATTTATTCATGCCGCACATCATAGCAAAAACTTATTGCATAGGCAAGGAAAATATTTATTTGATTTAGCTATTGACTTTGTGCAATAAGTTATGGCAGAATGCAATTAATCACTGACCGGAAGCGATGTGATTAGTACCAACCCGAAAGCACAGCCGAATAAAGTAGGCAATCCCGTTAAGTGCTAGGCGTGCCCATACTAATTGGGAGGTTGGAAGGGGTGATGCTGTAGCGGTAGAGTGCGTAACTTGCAAGACGTAGTTGATGTTGCAGTAAAAGCAAACGAGAAGAGTTTGCAATCGTTTTAGAAACGATGCTCGCGGGTAAGCCGCTACCGTCAAGTGCAGCAGCCTGATAGCTATACAGGCCGATTATGATGCTTCCGAAAGCGCATCATCCAGCTCTAGGTCGAGTCCATATAATTTATATGCAGGAGCCTATACTAATGATGAATAGTGTCCATAATCAATTCGCCAAAATGTTTGGCTCTATTGAAGACTCAACCGTTTACAGGGAGGTGCTCGAATTAAAAGGTTCGCGTATTGTTGTTCGCTGGTCTGGGAGCCAAAAGGATTTAGTTGAGAAGCGTGCCGCTCGTGCTGTTGCCGAATTCGGTGAGGGTGCGAGTGTTGGCGAGGCATTTAATCATAAAGATGGGTGGGCGGTAGATCAGACTATCCGTCAATCACAAAAGGAGCCGTCATGCCAAGCCTATCCACAAACCGCTAGTCAATAAATTAAACCGCGAGGCGAAAATGAAAGAATTTATTAAAGGGCTGGCACCAATGGTGTTGAGGGAATTTTGCCGATGCTATTTCAAGCAAGGATATTCACTCAGGGATTCTGTTTATCGGGCGGCGAAAAAGTTATGATCCAGAAATATCAAAGTGCATTATATTGGAGATAAACGATGGCACGCACACTGGAAATGTTCGAGAAGCCGAGAAAGCAGCGCGAATGGATGATGCACGTTGTTGACTGCGCGAATGGCAATTGTGGCGAACACGAAGATGGCGAACAGGTTGTGGCAATGGTGTGCGCCAAGTGCGGGCACGAATCAGGATGGATTTCACTGCCGAGCGTGACAGCGGCAAAGAGAGGGCTTCCATGCCCGGAGTGCAATAAGACCACCAACTCCGAAGTAAGGGGCTGCCCCATAGAGAAAGGATAACAAAGAAATGAATGATGAAACTGAACTGAATGATAAAAGCCGCGCAGAGGGGCATCCCCGCTTGAATGACGGGTTAGCCGACGTTCTTTGGAGATTGCGCGACATCCGCGAAATGCTAATGCACACTGGGTTTAGTGGGAAATCAACATACGGTTGCGATGAGTGGTCAACCCCTATAGTCAACTTGGACAGCGCAATTAAGAGAGTGGAAAGCATACAGGCGGCTAACATGGAGGTAAGCCGCAAACAAAAGCGGCTACAAAACTATGAATAACACACAAACTCAACCCCGCTTTTGTTTGTCGGACTTGACCGCAGGGTTAGCCGCCGACGCTCCAAAAAACGTATGCGTTGTTAAAATTACCACAACAATATGGGCAGACAGGCGCGGGCTGCATACAAAGAAAAGCATCACATTTTTGCGCAGGAAATGCACTGGATTTAATGTGCTTGAGGAAGATGCTGGTGCAATCGGCGCGGCGGATGCTGTGAATAGCATACTCAACCTCGACGAGTGCGGGGATGGGATTTACGAGGTAATTGTGTGCAACGAGACCCACGATTGGGAATCAGGGCATGTGGATGGCTACGATTTGAAGCTGATCCCATTTGCGGCGGCTAACGCCTGAATTCACCGGCAGCGAAGCTGTCCGGTGGAATGATGGGTTAGAGCGCTGGTAACTACGGAGAACGATATGGACTTGCAAAAGATATGTGACGACGTTGAGCGAGAATGGCAAATGGGCGGGCTGTCGGATGGCCTGTACGGCGACTATGCCAAGGAAGTTGCGCGCCGCGCCGTTGATGCAGAGCGTGAGGCGTGCGTGAAGGCATGCGAGGCAGCGGAGGATACTGGCGACGACAGAGGGATCGAGCGGGACGTGGCTATGTGGAACAAAGCCGTGGCGTATTGGGTGCGCAGACTCAAAGAGCGCTCTAACATTCAAATTGAGGCGCGGCCCGCTTTTGGGCCGTCGCGCTCGAATGCAGGGTTGGGCCTCAGGCCCGGAAAGGAAATGAACATGAGCGAAACCAACAACGGCGGCCCGGCGTTCCCTAACAGTGGGCATTCATATACGTTCAGTGGCGGTGGCGGAGCGCCAAGCGAGGGGATGAGCTTGCGCGATTACTTCGCGGCAAAGGCGATGCAGTCAATCGTCGCTTGCGAAGACACCGACTTTGACACATACGAATTGCGCGCTCAATTTGCCTACCGGCAAGCCGATGAAATGCTGAAAGCACGGGAGAAGCAATCATGAGGCCTAACATGATATAGGCCCCGGCAAAGGTGCCTATCCCGCAAGCTAAAAAAATGAGTACCTCCATGCTTACATTGAGAAATGTGCGATATTACGCGCAGTTATCAACAGGTAAAGTACACCTCAAACATTTTTGTTGAAATTGTTTGCTGTTGTGGTAGTATATTCGTGTCGGGGATAACGATCCCGTCGTCAACAATGAAGGATCAAAATGCACATTCAGCTTTTTTTGTGGTGGGGACAGGGTTTAACGCCGTTCCTTCGTTGCGTCCGTTATTCCTGCTTGGTCGTTCCAAGCCTCCACCACAAAAGGAGTTGAAATGGTTAATCCAAAATTCGCAACAGCTTTACGCATGTCGAAATTCATCCCCATGGTTCAGCCGCAATACCGGCGCAAAGCGATCTTGGAATTGCTTGCTGAGTTGAAGTTGGCTATAGGTTGATATATGCACTTTTACGATTTCAACATAGGCGATTATGCCAAGAAGACAGGGCACCTAACTAACGGGGAAGATTTGGCATACCGGAGGGCGCTTGACGTGTATTACGACACAGAAAAGCCATTTGATATAAGCGGTGGGTTAGCAACACTTAGCCGTCGGTTACGAGTTGACGAAAAAGATTTGAAAAATGTGATTGACGAGTTCTTTCCTGACGGAAGAAACAAACACGCAGACGAGAAAATAGCACAGTATTATGCGTTTTTAAAACGACAAAGTGATAATGGTAAGCGTGGGGGACGGCCTAAACACAAGGCTGAAAACCCAGTGGTAAGCGGTGGGATACCCAGTGCTACCCCAGTGCCTAACCAACCACTACCCACTAACCACTACCCACTAACCACTACCCAAGAAAAAACAATTATCGCCAGCGATGCTGGTCGACCACTATGCCCGCACGAAAAAATAATTGAGGCGTACCATCGTATTCTCCCTGAGCTTCCTTCAATCCGCCGGATGGACGCTGCAAGAAAATCCACTTTGCAAGCCAGATGGCGTGAATCAGAAAAGCACCGGACGATTGAGTTCTGGGAAAAGTATTTTACATGGGTTCGCAACTTCCCATTTTACCTTGGGGAAAATGATCGAAAATGGAAAGCTGATTTTAGCTGGCTTATTAACTCCAAGAACTTTACCAAGATTCTCGAAAAGGAATTATCTTGAATTACGACGAAGCAAAATTCCCAGCACATTCCGCAGAAGCCGAGCAAAGCATACTTGGCGGACTGATGCTGCACCCATCAGCTTGGGACAATATCGCCGACGTGATAACAGAGCGAGACTTTTACCGCTTAGAGCATCAGCTAATATTCCGCCACATAAGCAGGATGATCGAATCTGGGAATCAGGTTGATGTAATCACAGTTGCTGAGAGCATTGACTCTACTGGCAAGCTGGAAAAGGTCGGAGGCTTGCCATACCTTGGCGGGTTGGCACAAAATACCCCAAGTGTTGCAAACATACGAAGCTATGCCAGTATCGTTCACGCGAAGCGCAAAGAGCGTGATTTTATGGCTGCTGTATCAGAGCTTGTAGCTGTTGCTGAATCGCATGGGCAAATTGAAGGTAAAATTGAAAACGCAGTTGCTGCGCTTACTTTGCTTGCGGATGACAAGAAAAACGAACCAGTTAGGCTATCAGAAGCGGTTGGGAAGGCGATAGAGTCGCTTGATGTAAGGTATCAGTCTGGAGCGACTATTCACGGCCTTAAAACTGGTTTTTTTGGAATTGATGATAAAACGGGTGGCTTCCATGGCGGCGATTTGATAATTCTTGCTGGTCGCCCAGGTTCTGGGAAAACAGCACTTGCAACAAACATTGCAGAAAACGTGGCAATCTTAAATGGCCTGACGGTTCTGATGTTCTCGCTTGAAATGTCTGATGAACAACTTGCAACGCGGTCGATTGCTAATCAAGGATCGGTACATTTGAGTACGCTACGAAGCGCGAAAATAAAAGACGACGATTGGGGAAAGCTTACCAATGCGGCTGGTAAAGTTATGGACGCACCTTTTTTTATTGACTCAAACACCGGAACAACAGCAGTGCAAATGCACGCAAGAGCGCGCAGGATTAAACGCCAGCACGGGTTAGGGTTGGTGGTGATTGACTACCTGCAATTGATGGCTGATGGTGGGGACACGCGGAATAATGAAATTTCTGCGATAACACGGAAGTTCAAATTGATGGCGAAGGATTTGAATGTGCCGGTTATCTGCTTGTCTCAACTATCGCGCAAGGTTGAAGAGCGCGGTGATAAGAGACCTATGATGTCTGACCTGCGCGATTCTGGGGCAATTGAGCAGGACGCTGACAGTATATTGATGCTTTACCGTGATGATTATTATCATCCAGATAGCATCAACAAAGGGCTAGCAGAAGCCAATTTTGTCAAGCAGCGGATGGGCGAGACTGGAACTGTGTTGCTCGAATTTCATGGAGAGTATTCAAGATTCACTGATTATCATGGAAGCCTTCGCAAACCCGAGCCCCAGACAAAGAAAAGCAAAGGATTCCCCGGATGAAATCACTACCCGAAATAAAACTCCGCAATGCTTGCGAAGAAAAGAACATCGCGCTATCACAAGGAAAGCTAGATCATGTACCTGCACTGCAACGTCGAATTGAGATATTGAAGCACATCATCTATTTACAGGATAGGTTGGCGCATGATGACGGTAAGCATGAGTTGTATCTGAAGTTCAAGATTAAATTGTTTGAGGATAGTTTGGAATGAATAGTGTCGCACTCTACAATGCGGATTGTATGGCTGTAATGAAGGATATGGAATCTCATAGCATAAGTGCAATCATAACCGACCCCCCATACTTCCGTGTGAAGGGCGAAGATTGGGATAACCAATGGGATGACGCGAACCATTTTATTGAGTGGGTTGGCAAGCTTTGCGAACAGTTCCAGCGCATCCTCAAGCCGAACGGGAGCCTGTACTTTTTCGCCTCGCCACAAATGGCGGCGCGCGTTGAATGCGAGATCGGGAAGCGTTTTAACGTGCTGAGTTCAATCGTGTGGCGCAAGGGCGGTAAAGGACGCGATGTTGTTGGATGGGCGCAGAAGGCCGAGAAAGAAGCCCTGCGCTCTTGGATTGCGGTGACTGAGCGGGTTATATTTGCGGAGCAGCGGGGCGATCAATACGGTGACGCATCGAAGGCTTTGCATAAAGAGGTGTACGCGCCACTAGGCCGCTATATCCAGCTTGAGCGCGAACGCGCAGGAATCAGCCGCCGCGATGTAGCGAAGAAACTTGTGGGCTACAAAAACGAAGACAGCGCGAACGCCAACATATTTAACTGGGAGCTTGGAAAGAACCTAATCTCTGCTGCTGATTATGAGTCAATGCAACACACACTCGGATCAGGGTTTTTGACGCGCGAGTATGAAGAACTGCGCCGCGAGTACGAAGAGCTGCGCCGCGAGTACGAAGAGCTGCGCAGGCCGTTCAATGTGACTGCAAAAGACCAATGGGGTGATGTTTGGGACTTTGAGCCTGTAATGGCTTATGCGGGGAAGCACCCATGCGAGAAGCCGCAGGCACTTTTGCGGCACATCCTTTACTCCAGCACAAGGGCGGGGGATTTGGTTTTTGATCCGTTCATGGGTGGGGGTAGTTTAGGCCATGCCTGCCATGAAACAGGGAGGCGATTTATCGGGGTTGAGAAATGCCCGAAAAACTTTGAAATGGCGCGGCAGCGGGTAGAAAGTGCCAGCGCGCAAATGGTGATGTATGGGGCATAACGCAAAGTTGAGCGCCGGGGAACGGCGCGAGGAGAAACCATGAGCAAAACTAGAGAACCTGTCCCGCCGTTGCCCGTGCGCTCGAACGTAGGGTTGGGCGGCTTTTTCAACGGAGAATACTATGGCAACTAAAAAACATCAAAAGCGGATTAAAGAAGCTGTTAAATACCTGCAAAACTACATGCGTACCTATAGCGACCAACCGTTCTATGAAAATTACACGGATGAAACGCTGATAAATGATGTGCTCTACGGTCTAGGCGTGGCGATAGGTGGCGATGATAACAAATTTGCTAATGGATTTGAGGCGTTCAAAGTTAAGTTGCGTAATCACTTAACGCCGCCCAACGCAATAATTAACGCGCCGCGAAGCGGTCGCGGTTGAATGGAGGGTTAGGCAATGCTGCCCAAAAAAGGACGGAAAGAGATAGTTGTAAATGGTGTTTTGTACCATTACAAAATTAGCGGGTGCGTTTCTGTTGTGATAAGGAATAGCGTAACAGGTAAAATAATAAAGTGGCATGAAGAGTGGAAAGAGAAATGGAAAATGCAGTTAAAACCCAGCGACATCGAGAGGATTATCACCAGTGCCTAACGCAGAATAGACCCCTTTATCGGTGTATAATTCATAAAACACACCTGAAAAATGATGGAAATAAAAATCATCTGTCGAGACTGCATCCATGCTCACATCGGCACATCCAAAGGAGATCAGGATATGGCTAAGTTTGGATATTGCTCTTGTGCGGCTGCACGTAGTCCCGAGGAAATTGGCCGGTACGTGAAAGGCGATACGCAATGCAAATACCCAAGCAGAAGCCATCCGAAGTAAAGTTCAAGCAGAAGCCTTGCCGAATCTGTCGTAAGAAATTCCAGCCGGTGCGATCAATTCAGCCTGTGTGTGATGACTTCGAGTGCAAGGTGGCCTATGCGACTAAGGCGGCTGAAAAATCTAAGGTCAAGCGGGAGGTGCGGGAGCGAAAGGAACTGAAAGCCGCAAAGGACAAGTTGAAGGGGCGCGATGACTACATCAACGAACTCGACCGCGTATTCGGGGCATACGTTCGATACAGGGACAAGGACAAACCTTGTATCTGTTGTAGCAAGCATCTAAGCGTTGGATGGGTGGGTGGAAAATATGAGGCAGGGCACTACATCAGCCGCAGACACTACGCGACACGCTGGGACGAAGAGAACGTGAATGCACAGAAAAAGTACTGTAATAGATGGCTTAAAGGTAATCATGCTGGATACCGAGATGGATTGATTCAACGCTACGGCGAGGCGACCGTGATACGCCTAGAGGCACTAGCAAAGACTGAGGCACACATCAGCACAGAGCGCATCAGGGAAATGATTGTTGAATATAAGCAAAAACTGAAAGAGTTGAAGATGAAAAATAAATGAAATAATCCTTGACACGCTCAATTAACCGCCTGTATTATGAGAACCAGTGGGAATAATCAATAAACAACAGGAGAACATCATGGCTAAAAAATACATCGTAACCGCAGATCGTGCAACCGCAGCTATGTACTTTGCTTGGGAATTTGGAGTGTCGAATGCGGTGCGATTCGCAAAGCAACAGGTTCAAGGCCAGCACATAATTAACCCAATCACCGGACTTGCGAACCCTCGCCCATGCAATACAAAGCGCGAGGCTGAATCACTGGCGCGCAGAGTGCGCGAAGCGGCGGCATTTGAACAAGGAAGGCTTGGGCGCGTGTCGTATGGATCAACCGTATCTGTGCGGGTGATGTGATGGAAATCAAAGTGAGGATCGTGAGTCAGTTCGGGAACCAGCGGATTTTCCCAGCCTGCGACAAAGCAGAATTGTTCTGCGCCATCTCTGGAACCACAACGCTGACGGATGCCGCAATAAAGGCAATCAAGGCGCTAGGCTATACGGTAACGGTAGTGCAGGACGTTAAATCACTGTGATTGCCGCTACAAACTGAAACCGCCATGACCGACAAGCAAGAGCACTGGAAGGAAGCGCTGACCGAGCAGCAGAGAAAGATACTTAATGCTGCCTGCGGCGATCTTGCAAGCCAAATATCGTGGCACGGATTCAAGTTATCGAAGGACGATTGGCGACATATGCTTTCGGGAACTTTTTTGGGATGGAGACTAATGCCCGGAATTGACCTCGGCGAAGGTAAGCATAGTATGATAATGCTTGGAGGAAGTAGCCTTGAGCTAAATAAATCACAATGTATGCAAGCCATAGAGATGGCGTTTGCAATCGGTGATTGTCCAGAGAGTCAAGGATTGAATTCAAAGCCTATACGATGGTGTGCGGCGGTATGTAAGGCTAGATGGCTAGCGGAAAGTTTTGTCGATGAGGCTTAAATTAATGAGGTTAAAAAATGATCGAAAAATCAAAATGTCCACCACAGCAAATGATGAAGGTTATCAAACGGAACATGGAAATGATGTCCGACGACATACTCCCGGAGCATAATTTAATTTTAGCGATTATCGGCGGTGCGATAATCGACTTGCGCCAAAAGGCTCACCGACAGGCGGCTATTATGTTTTTTAAACACAAGTTGTTTGACATATACTGTGATTTGATTGGATTGGATTCTGGCGCAACCAGAAAATTATTGGTTCAGGGCGGCTTTTTGCCCGTCGCACTGGAGCGGAAAGTTAAGCCTAATTTAACGCACAAATTTTTAAACAGCGAGGTGAACTATGGCCCCAGAAGAATTGGCAGCAAGAATTAAGATAGACATAAGTAATTATAGGGGGTCTTTGTATATTTTAGAAGCTCATGGCAAATATTATTGGGCTATTGAATGTGACTGGGAGAATGTCGAGGATTGGGTTTGGAAAGAAATACCCCTGTCTTTATTCTCAGAATTAATCAAACACAGAGGGTCGCCCAACGCTGGCGTAACCGACGGCTGGTAACTACGGAGAATTGAACCATGCTTAAACATCGTGAAGAAATTACACCTGCTGGCGCGCAGACCCGCACGAGCGGAGGGTTCGGCACCTGCGTGTGGAATGATGACGAAGATGGAAACTGGTGGACGACTTGCGGTGAGGGCTGGTGCTTCACGGATGGAGGGCCGATCGGCAATGGGATGAACTACTGCCCATTTTGCGGCAAAACACTGGCTGAGGTGTCGAACGTGTAGTTGAGCGGGCGCACTATGACCGAACAGAAAACACAGAATCACGCTTTTGCGCGCTCCCGCTCGAACGCCGGGTTGGGCAGCGAATGGGAGCGAGGATATTACTGTGCCGTGGCTGCCTTACTGAGAGAAGAAGGCCATTTGACAACTGCGGTGCGAAGCCTCTATGCGCAAGGCGGAAATGCGTGCGCTGCTGATGCAGAGGATAAGGCTCTGTTTGTGCAGCATGGATTGATGCCCAACGTTAAATTAACCGGCTGCGCCGACTCGAAAGGAGTAACGAAGAAATGAATGAACAGAAGCCAGAGAATGTAAACGAGTCCGCTTCGGCGCAGTCCGCGTTGAATGTTAGGTTGTGGGTGAAACGTGAGCTTTTCAGTTTCCATTGCAAACAGGACTGGGTAAACAAGGCTCAAAGTCGTTATGCAAACTGCGGGGTGCGCAAAGGTTTTTACATCACGCTTGATGCAGATGGGCGAGTCATGCATATGGGAAAATGTTTTGAAAATGCGTCATACCCTGTGACTGTTTATGAGTTGGCAACAACGTGGGTAGAGTGACCCCCAACGGCAAGGTAACGGGCAGGCCGACCGAAAAACTTTAAAGGAGAAATGAACCATGAACACACGCAACTTTGGAAAGAAATCACTTATCGGCCTGTCCTTGTTGACCGCCGTGTTAGAGGATGGACTGGAATGAACCTGAAACAGTTTGCAGACCTTGGAGGGTGCAAGATTGTGCTGTGTGGCCCCGGCTGGGGTGGGCGGTATGGATACACCACGGACGATGCACCGGACTGCACAACCTGCGGATTTAAGACAAAGGCCGAGGCGCGCGAACGGTGGATAGCTGACACGTTTGGAGAAGTGGCGGGGGCTGCGGTGCAAAAGCTGCTGTCCTCTAACGCATGAAATCACAGGCGACAGCGGCTTTATCGCTGGCGTCCTGTGGATTGACGGGTTAGCCGCCTACCTTTGTAAAGCGCGGCAAGTGAAAAGGAGATCGAAATGTTTGGATGGATATTTGGTTGCGTAAGCGCAACACTGGTGTTTGTATTTTCATTGATGTTTGGATTACCTATGTATGGAGTGTGGCAGCAGGAAATGTCAGGCAAGGCCGACTTGGCAAAAGCAGACCAAACACGGCAAATATTAGTTACCCAGGCAAGGGCTGAACTTGAGGCAGCCAAGGAACGCGCTGCTGCCATAGAGATCATGGGAGAAGCTGCACATAAATACCCAGAGTATCGAAACCAAGAATTCATTGGTGCTTTTGCAGAAGCGTTGAAAGAGGGAAAAATTTCACAGATTATTTATGTCCCAACAGAAGCGAATATCCCAATTCTCGAAGCTGGGAAACGATGAAGGCGGCTAACGCCGCTTTGAGGGGCGGCGAAGCCGTCCCGCTCGAAAGCACAGTTATGCAACAGGAGGTTGATAAATGAAAAGCTGCTTGAACTGCAAACACGCCGACTGGAACCGCACCGAGGCTGGAAGGCTCCACCCATCCGGTGATGGCCGCTGCAAATACCAGTGGAAGATGCCGCAACTACCGGCTTCGATGTACTGGATCGGCCGAAGCGCACCAGAGCCTTGCGGCGGACATATCTCGCGCAAGGCTGAACTGAAAGAGCACTGCGCGTATTTCGTGCGCGATGGTGCATAACATGCAGCTAACCAGCCGCCCGACACCAAGCGAAAGGACGAAGTGATGAAAGAGCAAGAACCAGTGATCGAAAACAAACACGCCGATGGGCGGTCTGGGTTGAGCGGAGGGTTAGCCAACTTCCCGCTCCTTGATTTCAGGCCGAGAGTGGTATGCGGGAGCAGTTTTATCTACGGGATGCTGACCGGGTGCGGAATGTCGTTCGGCACTTACGGAGCAATGCACTTGGACGGTGTTACCCTCTTCGCCGCGTTTCTCTTTTTTGTCTTTGCGAAGCTGGCGCACGAGCATATACGGTTGGCTAACGCATAGCTAAGGGGCTGCGCTTTAGCGCAGTCCCGTGGAGGCCGAAGGTCGGAACGAACTTGAGCGGAGGGTTAGGCGTGAAGGTAATAGACTTAAAGCGTGCCATATATGGCTTGCGCGATGATTTGGAAATCACGATCAGCGTGGATGTGAGCACTGGCGACGACGACGCATTCCGGCGGGCATTTGCCAGAGAACTTTTAGGTGTTGATTTGGACACGATGACGCTGCTCACAACTGGCGAATTAAACGAGAGTGCCTAACGATTCAAATTAAGCGGCTGCGAAGCAGTCCGCCTTGAATGCCGGGTTAGGCACGGTTTTACAACGGAGAGGTGAATGATGAATATTATCGAGAAAAATGATAAGCGCGTTTCGGATTTGGAAGAATTACTAAAAATGGCCGGATTAAATATCAATGATGAGCCGCGCGCCCCACTTGCGGAATGGAGTTCTGACGGGCCTAGATTATGGGCGACAAAACTGGGTATCCTGATAGCAGATATTATTGCCGAGAACGCCGAACTAAAAGGCAGAATGCCTAACGACAAATTAACTGGCGCCGGAATGGCGCCCAAGCGAGGAACGAGCGATGTTGAATGATTTGTTATGTGATTTGCCATGCAAGATATGGGATAAAATTAAATATATATTTTTGGCCGATATTGTTCTATTTGTGCCAGCCACGTTAGTAATGTTTGTATATGACATGCCGATTTTTATGCTTGTAATGTTAGCCATAAGCGTTATAGCTACGCTTGTTTATTTGGGCGCAATTATTTTAGACACATAACATTCAAATTAACAGGCAGGCCGATAGCGGCAAGCCAAACGGAGATTAAAACTATGAGTTCCACTGAACAACAAAACGAGTCACTTATCGGCCTGTCCTCGTTGAATGACGGGTTGGGCACTGGACGAGAATGCTACGCATGTGGAGATACTTACGAGTACACGGAAGAATCTTGGTACACAAGTTGCGATACGATAGACGGGCAATATGTTGAGTGCCAAGTAACAAAATGTCCTGTATGTGGATGTGAAAATTGGTAGTGCCCAACGATTGAGCTATGGGGCGCTGCGCTTTTGCAGCGTCCCGCATGAGCGAGGGGTTCTGCCCCTCTTTTAACCGGAGAGAAAAATGAAAAAGACTGTTCAAATAGAAGCTGATTGCTGTGATTCATGCGATGAACAAGGCTACGTTACCAAATGCCTAAGCTGTGGGACGGAGCATTGCTACGAGTGTCGGAAGACAGAGGGAAAGGAATACAAGCACGCGATTAATTTTAGTGGAAGTGGAGACGGGTATTACTGCAATAAATGTGATGCTGAACTGACAAAAAATAAAACAGACAAAAGACACACTGCTTATCGTCATATTGAGTCGCTGCGAAATGAAGCTAAAGCATGGAGCGATGACTTTACAAAACGTAGCGACGAAGCAGAAGCAACTTTGAAAAGGTTGGGGCAGAACGATGTAGTTTAGGGGCTGCGCGCTTCTGCGCAGTCCCGCTAGAACGTAGGGTTGTACGTCAATTTTCAACGGAGGTATATATGGACGGATTAGATACAGAGTATTTCAGGAAAAACCTACTGAAACTTGCAAGGGATACTGAGCAACACACCCCAAAAGAGATGGAAACGGCTTTGATGCGACTCGCCGATGTTGCACGAAATCAGAAGCGCGAAGAGTTCAATTCGGGAGATATGCTTGCTGGTGAGCCACCATGCGGATAGGCGCACAACAAGTAGTTGAGGGGCGCGACGCTTTACCAGCGTCCGCTCGAACGTAGGGTTGTGCGTCAACTTTCAACGGAGAACTGGAATGGTGATTAAATTAAAATTTTTACACGGATACTTTACCCGTGATGGCGGGTGGTTCAGGTTGTTCGGGCGAGGCTTTGGCTGGAAAGACCTGCGTAAAAGCCGCCTCACGTTTAGCGAGAGGAACGGTTTCAAGAAACACATTGAAATCGGGAATTGGTCTTTCGCGTGGCTGCAATGACGCCCAACATGATATAGGCACCTTCGCAGGCGTATAACACCCTGCGAAGGCAGTTTTACACCTAAAGGAGAAAAATAAATTGACAACCAAAAACAAACTGGTTAGACTCGCGTAAAGTAACAGTAGTACCGCACAGCGTGAGGAGAATATTGCGGCAAACTCACGAGTCATTTGGTGTGAAGCCGTCTCCGCAATTCGCGTAACACAGATTCATGTAGTCCTCCCGGCGGTTCACTCAGCCAATTACCCCGCCTAGTGCGGGTATTTTTTTTCCAACAAATCCAAAGGTGTTAATCATGGTCACACTCGTAACCGCGCAATCAGTAGGTGGAATACACCTGATAGAGGCGGAAGAAAGCGTATCGGTCGCCCAAGCCGGCACCACCGAGATACTCCACCTGATGGTGCGTGGAATTAAAGTGCTGTTCATCCAAGTGACAGCAACCGGGCAAGCATTGGACGCATTCACAATTCAATCCAAGTGTCACCCCAATGCACCATTTGTTACAGATTACTCAATAGCGACAGACTATACATCCCCTGCCGGAATTATGATTGGCTCTGACGAGTCCGACCTGACCACATTGGCTGCTGGTGCGTCTGGGTGGGTAAGGCTGGAGGTAAGCGGCACCTACGAGGTTAAGGTAATCGCCTCTTCTGCCAATATAGCAGGCTCAACTGTTACAGTATATGCAGGCGGGTCATGAGCGCAAAATCAAAATCAGTAAAGGTGAAAGCAGCCAAAGATGGTAAAGGCCTGCTTAAAAACCCAAAGATGCCCCGTGAAGAACGCCCTGATGACTACGCCGGGGTAGGCGCACCATCTAAGTATAAGCCAGAGTACTGCGCTCAAGTAATAGAGCTTGGGAAATTAGGTAAGAGCACCATCCAGATGGCGTGCGCTTTGGAAGTGGTAAAGACCACAATGCTGTTGTGGGCGGAAGAGCATACGGAATTTATGGATGCGCTCACACAGGCGAGGCAGTATTCGCAGGACTGGTGGGAGACGCAGGCGCAAAACAATCTGGTGATTCCCCCGGGTGGAGGGACATTCCAAGCAACAGCATGGTCTAAGTCCATGTCTGCACGGTTCCCAGACGAGTACACGGACAAGACTAAGACGGAGCTTACCGGCAAGAATGGTGGCGCAATCAAAATATCCCGAATCGAGCTTATTCCATTAGCGGATGACAGCCGTACAGATTAAATTACCGAACAAGCTAATCCCGGTATTTGCTGGGGAGGCTGATGTAAGGGGCGCGTGGGGTGGTCGCGGATCAGGCAAGACCCGCAGCTTCGCCAAGATGATGGCTGTGCGTGGCTATATGTTCGGGAATGCTGGAGAGAGCGGAATACTGCTTTGCGCACGCCAGTTCATGAACTCGCTTGAGGATAGTTCCTTAGAGGAGTGCAAGAGAGCCATAGAGGAAGAGCCATTCCTCGCTGATTATTACGATATTGGCGACAAGTACATCAAATCCAGAGATGGTCGGATAGTGTTTGTATTCGCCGGTTTGGATAGGAATATTGGCTCTATCAAGTCAAAAGGTCGAATTTTGGTTGGCTGGGTGGACGAAGCCGAGCCGGTTACTGATGAGGCGTGGACGGTTCTGATCCCTACCCTACGCGAAGAGGGGGTTGGTTGGAACGCTGAATTGTGGGTAACGTGGAACCCGAAGCGCAAGACTGCTGCGGTAGAATCGAGATTCAGGCACTCAAAGGACACCAGATACAAGCTGGTTGAGCTTAACTGGAGAGACAATCCGAAGTTCCCTGACAAGCTGGAGCGTGACCGGCAGAGAGACATTAGAGAGCGCCCAGACCAGTACGATTACATCTGGGAAGGTGCGTATGTGAGTGTTGTTGAGGGCGCTTACTACGCCAGACACCTACTGGAAGCCAGAAAAGACCGCAGGATAGGAAAGGTGGAGCCTGATCCATTGATGACCATACGCCTGTTCTGCGATATTGGCGGGACAGGGGCGAGAGCTGATGCATTTGCGATGTGGGCGGCACAGTTCATTGGTACTGAGATAAGGGTGATCGACTACTACGAGTCGGTAGGGCAGCCCCTATCAGCACATGTGACGTGGATGAGAGAGCGTGGGTACAGTCCAAGCAAGGCTCAAATATGGCTCCCGCACGACGGGGCTACGCAAGATAAGGTTCATGATGTCTCATATGAGAGTGCGCTAAGACAGGCAGGTTACACGGTTACAGTGGTGCCAAACCAAGGTAAGGGTGCTGCAAAGGCGAGGATTGAAGAGACACGCAGGCTATTTTCCTCTATGTGGTTTGATGAGGGAAGATGCTCTGCTGGGCTAGACGCGCTGGGCTGGTATCACGAGAAGCGCGATGAGGTGAGAAACGTGGGGCTTGGGCCAAACCACGATTGGTCTAGCCACGGCGCAGATGCAATAGGATTGATGGCTGTTGCACACACAACCCCGCGCAGGACTCCATCGGAGTCTGAATTGTACCCAGAATGCGTGTAATTTTTTCGGTTGTATCAGCCCACTGGCGAGGTATGACTTTTATCCAAATAATCAGCATGTTGCAAAAATGACAGCATGCCCGCAAACCCATTGAAAGGGTGATTAAAATGGCTGATACAAACACAACATTTTTCGAGTGGGCTGACGAAGTTCGCAAGGCTGAGGGCGAAAAGATGGACGAGTTGCCTGTGGTGTACGAGTTCAACGGTGGCAAGCGTGAATTCCGCGAGGAAGAGATACACGGGTTCTACACTGCATGAACATACTCACTGACCTGTCAGGCCAGCCATTATCTGGCTATGCCGACACACTCGCAAAGAATCTGATTAAGCGCCTGAATATGGCTTATCCCGTGTTCTGCGATGAAGCATCCGGTCAAAGTCTTTGGTGCATAAAGGTAAACGAACCGGGCGGGGTGATCGAGGTGACTAATCTGGCGCTCAATGGCAATTATGGTTTTTTGATGCACATTAGCCGCATTGACCCAGAGGGTCGGAAAGTGATTCGAGCTGCTGGAGAGCTGTTGGAGCGATATAGAATATCAAGGGGGCAGCGTACCAATGCGGTGCTGACCGACCTCAATGATGCAAAACGAGACTTTACTGGGCGGCTTGTGCCTGAAATGTGAGCATGGAAGAAAACATCGAAAATAAATCTGAATCACCAGAGGACGATAACTGGCTTGACAAAGCCCGTGATGCCTTTGAACAAAGCACTGATTGGTTCGATTCGTCAATCCGCCATGGTGTTGAGAAGGCGATGGCGCACTTCAACAATAAGCACGCCCCCGGCTCTAAATACCACTCTGACAGCTATAAATTCAGAGCAAAGGGATTCCGACCGAAGACGCGAGCAAGTATCCGCAGAAACGAAGCCGCCGCTGCGACGGCTTTTTTTTCGACCGCTGATGTTGTGAGTATTCAGGCTGAGAATCCAGAAGACAAAAACCAGTTGGTTAGCGCGGGAGTATTGACCGAATTGCTCAATTACCGGCTCGATGACTCTATCCCGTGGTTTCAGACGGTGATAGGCACTTACCAGGACGCGCTCAATGTCGGGGTTTGCATCTCGCACCAATACTGGGATTTCAAGGAAGATGTCAAGCAATACCCAGCTATGGATGAGATGGGGGCCGAGATTATTGGCGAAAATGGAGAGCCTGAGACGCAGGAGGTTCGCAAGATATTGCTGGACAATCCAGTTATAGACGTAATTGCTATTGAGAACTTCCGCATCTCCCCCGCCGCTGACTGGCGTGACCCAATTGGGACAACTCCATACATCATCGAAATGATCCCGATGTACATTGGGGACGTTGAGGCAAAAATGGAGTCTGGCGAATGGATCGAGTACGAAGAAGGAGAGATTCAAGCGGCGACGAAAGAGCAGTATGACAGCATCCAATCTGCGCGGGATGGGAAAAGGCGTGCAGATTCCCGCGATGTAATCCACGCCACAAGCGATTTCAACACGGTATGGGTACACAGAAACATCATCCGCGAGGATGGCGAGGATTACATTTTCTACACGCTCGGGACGCATTTGCGGCTATCTGAGCCTGTCCCATTACGCAAGCAATACAAACACCTAAGGCACGGCGAACGGCCTTATGTGATGGGTAGCTGCCTAATTGAGGCGCATAAAAACTACCCCGCTGGACTGAATGAGTTGACCGCTCCACTCCAAGAGGATGCCAATGACGTAGGCAATCAGCGCCGGGACAACGTAAGTTTGGCTATGAACAAGCGATATTTCGCTAACCGTACAGCCAATATTGATTACAAGAGCCTGACTCGTAACGTCCCTGGATCGGTGACGCTGGTAGACAACATTAATAGTGATATTAAGTGGGACTCACCAGGCGAAGTAACCGGATCAGCCTACCAAGAGCAAGACCGCATCAACATGGATTACGACGAATTGGCCGGAGCATTTTCGCCAGGTTCAATAGCTAGCAATCGAAAACTTGGTGAAACAGTCGGCGGCATGAACATGCTTCAAGGCGATTCCAATATCCTGACCGAGTATCAATTGCGGGTTTATGCCGAAACATGGGCTGAACCGGCCTTGAAGCAACTGGTCAGGATGGAAGCAGCGTATGAGACGGATCCAGTTGTTCTGGCGATAGCTGGGCAGCGCGCTAAATTATTCCAGAAGTTCGGGGTAAGTGAAGTCAGCGATGCGATGCTTCAAGGTTTGGTAAATGTCCGGGTAAACGTAGGGTTTGGATCAACCAACCCACAGCAGCGCATTGAAAGGCTAGCGATGGGATTGCAGTCTATCGCTGGGTTTGTTCCGCAACTGATGCAGGGGTTGGATGGCGAACAGGTTGTAGGTGAGGTGTTCGGTGCGTTAGGTTATAAGGACGGAAAGCGATTCTTCCCGCAGATTGGTCAAGAGCAAAACCCTCAGATCGCCCAGATGCAGCAAACGATACAACAACTCCAGCAGATGGTGCAAGGCAAGGAGATGGAGATAAAAGGCCGTATAGAGGCCGCAAGGGTTCAGGGAGAGTCTCGCGTACAGGTCGAGCAGGTAAGACAGCAAGGCAACGTTGTGGCTTCACGATTCACCGCAGCCGAGGCAGAAAAAGACCGGATGCTTGAGCAGTGGATAGCCCAAGTTGATGCTCAGATTAAGTCCGCTGAACTTGCTGGAAGTCAGGACATGACGCTGCAAAGCCTGAAAGTAATGCTGGCGAAGGAGGCTATGAGTCTTCGCACACAAAAGGAGTTGGCGTTCAGCCAAGCAAACGCACCGCAAGTAGCCGAATCAAGTTTCGAGCCTGCTGGCAAAGCCCCGAATGGTGAGGCATTCCAAAGATGAGCAACGAAAACCAATTGCTTGATGTAGCAAAAATAGGAATAGAGGCGGAAGCGTTCATGCGCTCCCCGCTGGGCAAGGAAATGATGAAGCAAGCTGACAAGGAAATAACTGAAGCGACAGCACTGTTGGTCGAAGCCGACCCAGAAGACATTAAGTCCAACCGGGAATTGCGCAACACCATCGCAGTCGCAAGGATGTTCGGTCAGTGGTTAAGGGATACTGCCGCGATAGGGCAACACGCCGCAGATCAATTGAAAGAAATCGAAAATCAAGGAGAGTAATCATGGCAGTACTTGAACATGTAAAAACAAAACAAACTTTTCATCATCCAATTACCATCGTAAATTCTGACGGCACAACTACCGAGATTGACTTGGCGGAATTGGCTGCTATCAACGGGATTGCTGCTTCTGATCTGGCTAAGATCGACGGAATTACCAATGGGACTCAAGCTGCTGGCAAGGCTGTTGTAGCGGACTCCAATGTCAATACGGGTGTGTCCAAAGTCACTCAATTGCATATCGGTGCAAGCGGTTCTGAGACGCAAGTAACCGCTACAGCAGCAGAATTGAACTACAACGACATCACCACGCTTGGTACGCTGGCAGCAAGCAGGGCGTGGACTTCCGACGCAAATCTTGACACCGTGATGCCAACTGGCGGACTACTTACTATGCAGTCTGGTTCAGGACAGACATATGAAGCAGGATCAACGCTGACAGTTAGTGGTGCCACAGTACAGGCTCCAGTTTTTGTCCCTGATGCCACTCCATACACTGTCTTGGCGGCTAACAGCGGCAAGCTCCACATCATCCTTGAGCAGACGAGCAGCATCACACTCAACCTCCCGGTTATCGCCGCAGGTCTGAGTTACAAGTTCGTCATGGGCGGTGTTGCTACCGAAGCGCAGAACTGGGCTATCGTTGCAACTACACCATCGTTCTACAACGGCGGCGTGACATGGGATGACTCGAATGCCGTCGCCTCTCCAGTCCCAGTTTATGGCAACGGCACGTCGCATTTGACGTTGACCGCCACCACGCCTGAAGCTGGAACTGCGATTGAAATCTACAGTAATGGCACAGAATGGTTCGTTTGTGGTGCGGTATTTTCCACCGCCATTCCTGCCTTCACATAATCCAGTACCGAAGCGTTAACCACAGCCCCTAAGAAATTGGGGGTTGTACTGAACAGCTTTATCGCTTCATCAATCTATCCGCTAGGTGCGGATTTTTTTACGCCCCTCCCGTAAGGGCTGGCAAAGGAGAAATAATGAATCAAAAGCAACTGCAAGACGAAGCGCCTGAAATCGTAATAAACGAAAAGCGTGACCCTATCGACTTGGATGCCGGGAAACCGGAGCCAAAAGTTGAAACTGATGAAAGCAATCCTCGTGCTGCGATTTACAAAAAGCATTCTGAGCAACGCAAGGCGGAAGGAGGAGGGACGGTAATCGGGGCTGAGAACAAGCCGGTTGATAATACGCAGGATGTTGACCCTGGTAGTGACACAGACAATCCAGCAAAACCGATTCCAGAAGAAGAGGTGTTGGTTAAGGTAAACGGCAAAGAAAAGATGGTGCCGAAATCAAAGATTGAAGCGGCTGGTGGGATTGAGGCATACAGAAAGAACGCTGCTGCATCTGAATTGCTCAACCAAGCTGCGGCAGAACGCCGTGAAATTGAGACCAGAAAAGCCCAGCTTGACGCGCAAGAACGTGAAATTCAGGCCGCTCGTCAGGAGTTGCAACGCAAGCAAGCTGATCCTGTAGAAAAAACTGCGAACGCAGAAGAAATGAAGGGACTAGCGCGCAAATACAGCGAAGCGCTGCTTGATGGGGACATGGATACAGCAGATGCCTTGCTTATGCAGATGCAAGGCTCGCGTAAGGTCAACACTGAAGAAATCGCAAAAAACGCGGCGGCGGAAGTCCGCGCCGAAATACGGCGAGAACAGGAAGAAGAAAGGCAGCGTCAGCGAAATGCAGAAGCAACAGAGGCCAGCGATTGGTTCTGGAGAGAGCATAACGACATTGCAGAAGACGAAACATTGCGTTCAATAGCAAACCAAAAAACAATTGATCTTCAAAAGGCGAACCCAAACTGGTCTCCAAAAATGATCGTTGAAGAATCTGCGCTGTTCGTCCGCGATTGGATGAGTAACAAAGGCATCGGCAACAAGCTCCCCGACGACACGTCGAAAGACGATAAGTTGGAAGCAAAACGCCAATTAACCGTAGTCAAGGGTGGAAGCGCCAGGGCGGTACCTCGGCAGGCTCCAAAAGCACCCACAAGCAGTCAATACATCGAGAACATGCGCAAAATGCGTGGGCTTGAATAACTTAACGTTTAACAAGGAGATTTATTATGGCACAAGGTCAAGTATGGGCTACCGATTCGCTCGGTGGCTATATGTTTTCGGAGGAACTTTCCGACACAATTCGCATGGCGCTCCAACCCATGTCCCGCTTCCGCCAGCATTGCGATGCGCAAGATTTTACCGACAAGGGCTACGGAAAAGGAGATTTGTACACATGGAACATCTATTCCGATCTGGGTACTCAAGGTGGGCGTATTTCTGAAACAGAGCGGATGCCAGAATCCAGCCTGACAATCACTCAAGGGTCTGGAACTGTGTACGAATTCGGTCAAACCGTTCCGTATTCCGGCAAATTGGACGACCTGTCCAAGCAGCCGATCAAGCAGATCATCCACAAGGCTCTGAAGAATGATGCTCACAAGGCGTTTGAAAATGAAGCGCGTGCGCAGTTCGCAGCAACCAAGCTAACCGTAACTCCTGCGTCCGGGAACTCTGCAACCGCGATCACTCTGGAAACCACTGGAACAGCAACGGCTACCAACAATCTGGCGTTGAATAACACTCACGTCAAGTTGATTATCACTGAAATGAAGGAGCGCAATATTCCTACATATACGGATGGTAATTATCGCTGCATTGGCCGTCCTGACACGTTTTTGTCTTTTAATGACGATCTGGAAGCGATCCATGCTTATACGCCAGAAGGCTTCAGGAATATTCTGAACGGCGAAGTGGGCCGGTCGTATGCTGGCTGCCGCTTCTTCGAGCAAACTGCTGTAGCATCCCAAGGCTGGAGTAATGCCAAGTCTGATGAGGCTTACTTCTTCGGCGAGGATACTGTGATCGAGGCGATTGTTTGCCCAGAAGAAATTCGCGGCAAGGTTCCTACAGATTTTGGACGTGATAAGGGTATCGCTTGGTACGCGCTGGAAGGTTTTGCTCTGGTTCATACTGCGGCGGCTCAGTCTCGCATCATCAAGTGGGCAAGCGCAGCGTAATCACTCACCAACATAAGGAGAAATAATATGTCTTATAGCAACCCAACAAGCGTCACCCATACTACCGGGGCCATTACCACAACCGACGCAGCAGTGACGATTCCAATCGCAGGGCCAAAAGGCAAGACTGGCCGACTGATTGACATCATTGCCCGCTGCACGACTACCCACGTTCTGGGTTCAACACCAACTCAGTTGAAGTTTGGTATCACTGGCACATTGACGGCATATGCTGCATTCTTGCCGCCAGCCATGACAGCGCCTGACATCTCGCGTTTGAATGATTTGCCCGGCGCATCGGCTGTCACCACACGAGACTTGCCAGCGGATACTGACTTGCTTCTGACTACCGTAGCGAATGCGACAGGCTCCCCCGCTGGAGTTATCACCTACGACGTTATCATTGAGTGGTTCTAACCAAGGAGAAAAGCATCATGGCAAACGATACCGGCAACAAACTCGGCTTGTCCGAGCAAACGAAATTTGATGGCAAAGCACCGCTGCGCGGGCAGACCGGAGACCAAAACGGTCAGCGTCCTGTAGCGAAAACCGAGACGGTGAAAACTGATCGCGGTAGCTTCAAAATCAAGTAAGTGGTTGGGGGCTTCGGCCCCTAAAATAATGAAAATCTGTAAATGTTGCGGTGTAAATAAATGCACATCTTCTGGAAAGGGAAGATTGCGTCTGGAGATTACCTTGGTAGAGTTAAAGCTCTAGTTGATGATTTGCAGGTATCATTATTTTAGGGGCTTCGGCCCCCTATTTTTTTAAGGAGGCATCATGAAATACATGGATATGTGCGATTGCATGGACGAAAAACCAATAGGGCACACCAAAGGCAAGGATTGGATGATTGGCGAAAATCGCCCAATGTCAACTCAGCGCGAAGCGTATGAGCAAGCCGACAAGACAACCAGCAAGCAAATCAACGAGACCGGCCTTGTAAGCCGCAGCCCACTATGAACTACGAGACGATGCACTGGAAGAAAATCAAGAAGCTTGTCGAAGAGCGCGGTGGTGTTTACACTAATGTTGCTGATGGATTAGTGTTGTTGCGTGAATTACCGGCCGCAGAAGGCGTGAAGGTCGATCTCGCCGAAGCCGCTATGAGCATCAGCGTAAAAGAGGACGATGTTGTGTTCGACAAGAGCAAGCCATACGGGAAAGTCAGTGGAAGTATAGCTGATGCTCCGGGGGCAAGGTTTGTCCAAGGCGGGCACTACTTCAACGGACAAGGCATAAAGGTAGGCTGATATGGCAAAGTCCACGTTCCTTGAATTGGTGCAAAAGGCGGCGCTCGAAAGCGGAGAGGCAAGCGCACCAACAACAATAGTATCGCAAACAGGCGATGCATTGAAGCATGTTAAATTCGTTCAAGACGCGGATGTTGAAATTCAGGGATTGTGGTTTGATTGGGATTTTCTCCATATTGGATCGTGGGCAGAAAATACCGTTGTCGGAACTGCCGCCGTATCTGCGCCGTCGGACATCGGCGTATGGGATGAGGATTCGTTCTATTTGAACTACAGCCTGTCCACATACAAGAAGCTAACCGTACTTAACTATACGAAATGGCGCAGGAATTACCGCCAAGGCGTAAAAACAAATCAAAGTCCGAGCTATGTAGCAATCAAGCCTGACCAGTCACTGATTCTTGAATCGCCGCCAGATGCAATCTATTCACTCACCGCAGACTATTGGAAGCGCCCGGCAAAGATGACAACCGATTCCGCCACTTCGCCCATCCCAGAAGAATACGAGCGCATCATCATCGCAAAGGCAAAGATCGCTTATGGCGAGACCTACGCGGCTAGCGAAGTTCTACAGGCAGGGCAGATCGAATATGACTTCTTACTTGACAAACTGGAAGCTAAGTATCGCCCCAACCAAATCGGAAGGCGGATGGATGGCGTAGTGATGACGGTGCGCCCGGAATGAGGATGGTTCCGCCTAAAAGGCCGCACGCACAAAACGTGCAAGGTCTAGAAGTCCAGTACGACATCGTAGAATGTCGTGGCGGATGGGATCAAAACACCCCGACAATGCAACTTAAGCCCGGTATTTTGCGTGATGTGTTGAACGCAGAAGTATCGAACACTGGAGGATATTCAAGGGTTGGCGGATACGAGCGCACAGATGGAAGGAGTGCGCCGAGTTCTGCAACTTACGTCATTGTCCAAGTGGTCAGCTTTACCAATACGCCGAGTATAGGACAGCCACTCGACGGCGTATCTGGTGGAGCACATAGTGGGACGATAGCTTATGTAGGCGCAAATTACATGGTAGTCACCGCGCTTACTGGTACTGCCACCTATGTTGACGGCGAGACTGTAACAACAACCGGCCCAGTAACGGTCGGCGTAGTCACAGCATTAACAATCTCTATCACGCACAAACTCGCAGCTCAATTCATGAATTACGCAGCAGACGTGTATCGCGCTCTGATCGGTAAAGTTCCGGGCGATGCGACGACTGAAACCGTGCTTGGCGTTGTTGTTTACAATGATGTGAAATACGCCTTCAAAAAGAAGGCTGGGGCGGCGCTGGTTGAGATGTATAAGTCAACGACTAGCGGATGGACGCTGGTTGATTTTCTGTACGAAGTTTCGTTTACAAACGCGAATTCATTTGTAAGCGAAGGTGACACGCTCACTAACAACGGGCAGACAGCAACAATAAGAAGGGTTGTCGTTCAGTCAGGCACTTTGGCCTCTGGAATAAATTCAGGGCGGCTTATCGTACAATCACCTACTGGGGCATTTAGCGGTACGGTTGCTTCATCGGCTGTAACGATTGGCGTTGCCAGCCCAGCGGTAGTTACATGGGTGGCGCACGGAAGAGCGACCGACTCAATTGTCACATTCTCCACCACTGGTACATTAGACGCCCCGCTTGTTGCAGGGACACCGTATTACGTTACATCTACAGGAGCAGACACATTCACGCTGAGTTTGACCATAGGAGGCGCTGCGATAAATACAACGGTATTGGGTTCTGGAACACATACTGCTACAGCCAGCAACGCAACGGCAACAGGTTCTGGCTCTGGAGTGCTAACACTGACTGGAAATTATTCAGCTATCACCCTCGCAACAGGCTCAAACCAAAAGTTTGAATTCGACATCGAAAGATTCTCCGGCCAAGGACAGTCTGGGAGCAAAAGGCTGTACGGATGTGATGGAGTTAATAGAGCATTTGAGTTCGATGGTGATTACTTTGTGCCAATTACTTCCGCACTCACCACGGACGCACCTAACCATATCAAAGCGCACAAGAACCATTTGTTTATTTCATATGGGACGAGCATTTTAAGCTCCGGTATTGGCGCACCTTACAACTGGACTGTAACCGCTGGAGCATCAGAAATAAACATTGGCGATACAGTGACAGGATTTAGTTCGCTGCCCGGTTCTGATTTAACTGCCGCACTGCTTATCGGTGGAAAATCAAAGATGACGATCCTATATGGAACTTCGGCTGATTTATCAGGTAACACATGGAGGCCAGAAAGCTACGCAAACGGGGTAGGTTCAATTCCTTACTCAATCCAAAATATGTCTCAGACATATTTCATGGGGGCGCACGGTGTAACCAGTCTTCAAGCATCTCAAATATTCGGTAACTTCGAAGACGCGACCCTGACGAACAACATTAAGAAATTCATAAAAGAAAAAGTTCCATATGTGTCATGTTCTGGTGTAAGTAAGGAGCGAAGCCAATACCGCATATTTTTCAGCGACGGATATGCTTTGTACGTGACCATCATAAATGGAAAGTTTGTTGGTGCAGCGCAGATCAAATTCCCATTTGTACCGTACTGCGCAAGCAGCTCAACACTATCAACCGGAGAAGAAGTTTTGCTTATCGGTGCTACAGACGGCTATGTATACCAACTGGATAAGGGGTCATCGTTCGATGGTGCGGATATTGATTGGCATGCAACGTTTGCATGGAATTTTGCTGGATCACCACGGGTGCTAAAGCGTTGGAGAAGGTGCAGCATTGAAATGCAAGGAGAGCATTATGCTGAACTTAACTTTGGGTACAGTTTGGCGTGGGGCGGTACTGATGAGATGCAACCAAGCTCGGCAAACTACATAGCGAACATGGCTTATGCACTATGGGACGTAGGCCCGTATTGGGATTCTGGACTCCCGTTCTGGGATGCTCAGTCTAACGTACCAGTAGAAGTTGAGATGGAGGGGACTTCGGTAAACCACCAAGTCACCGTGTCAGGCACTGGCGATTACATCATGCCATTCACACTAAACAGTTTTATTTATCACTACACGCCACGGCGCGGGATAAGGGGTTAATATGACATACACACCATCTGGGAAGCCGGTAACTGGGGTTCCAGTTTCTGCTGAAATGAGGACTGAATTTGCCAACATAAAGACAGAATTTGACGCAATATCAGTCTACGTTGGCAATGCCGGCCTGCCGCTCAAGGTAAACGCTGGAGAAACTGGATATGAGGCTGTAAGCGCTGCATCCATGCGAACTACGCTTGGTCTGGTAATTGGCACGGATGTCCAAGCGTATGATGCTGATTTAACTACTTGGGCTGGCGTAACGCCGGGAACTGGTGTGGCAACGGCGCTGGCGGTAAACGTAGGCTCTGCCGGTGCGCTGGTGGCTAATGGCGGAGCGCTCGGCACACCTTCATCGGGAACGCTTACAAATGTGACCGGGTTGCCTGCTGCGGGAGTTGTTGGAACAGCACTAGTTTCAGCAGCTATCGGCACAACGGTACAGGCATACGATGCTGACCTTACTACTTGGGCTGGGATCACCCCGGCGGCAAACATCGGGACATTCCTCACCACCCCGTCAAGCGCAAATCTTCGCGCAGCTATTACGGACGAATCTGGAACTGGTGCATTGCTTTTCGCTAATGGGGATATGGGAACCCCGTCAGCGTTGGTCGGGACGAATATTACCGGAACTGCTGCCGGACTGTCGATAGGCGGGAATGCTGCTACAGCCACCACAGCAACATCGGCAACCACAGCAACCACAGCAGGTATACCGCAGAATAATAAAAGTGCCAATTATACTACGGTCATTGGCGACGCAAATAAGCACATTCTCCATCCTACCACAGACAACAACCCTCGTACATTTACGATAGACTCAAATGCAAACGTAGCCTACGACATAGGTACAACGCTTACTTTCGTGAACAAGATTAATATCGTCACTATAGCTATTACCACCGATACACTCACTTGGTTGCCTTATGTAACGACTGGAAGTAGGACTTTAGCTGCGGGGGGTATGGCGACTGCCTTGAAAATTAGTGCTACAGAGTGGGTAATCACAGGAGTTGGATTAACATGAGTGCTCAGGCACTATTATTAGCAGGGGGAGGCGCGGACTTTGGCGGCCTTCGCGGAACACTATTTGGCAAAATTAATGGCATTACCAACCCTGCACCCCTGAATGGCTCTGTTTTTGTTATTGCTGGCGACCTAATTGTGGTTGTTTCCGCAGAAAGGGATAATCTAACCTCGACAGCAGTAACTGACAATCTTGGCAATAGTTACACAGCGCAGAACGCGGGTACTGATGCGGGTAATGTAACAGGGAGAGCGTTTTACTCTCGTGTTACCGTAGCTGGCGAACTTACCACTATTAATATATCCTGTACGGCAAGTGCTGATAAGTGGGCCGGAGTTGCCGCTGTTTACCAAGGCTTGTTTGTTACTTCGCCGATTGACGTTAACACTGCAAACATTACATCAGACATAACATCACCCTTTGCTTGCCCTGCAACTGGGACATTATCACAAGCCGATGAGTTGGTGGTATGCTGGGGGGCAAATGATGGTGCTGACCTCTGGAGCGCAACTGCCCCGTTATTACTTAGTATAGCTAATAGTCAGGGTGGTGGTGGTGGTGTTGGTGTTGTTGTGGGTTCTAAAGTTGTTTCAGCCACCACGACTACTTCGCCTGAATTTATTGGGCCTAACCCTAGTCAGACCATTCTTGGTACAATGTCATTTAAGAGAATATAGAAGCAATTACCATAAACTTTGCAGTTATAAAAGATGTTGCCATAATAAAAGCGGTATAAGCATAAAAAACGTGTTATAATTAAGCAGTTAAGGAGATTCTAAATGCCCATTGACCCAATTACAGGTTTGCGCACACCCCAAGAAAGAGATAGGCGAAACAGGGATGGGCTTATCAGCGGAAATCCAATAGCGCCAGTTGACCAAACAAACGCCAGTTCAGGATTTGTGCCACCTAGTCGCTTCAACGACGCGAACAGATTTAACACTGCGCCAACCGAACCACAGCCAGTGGTTACGGATATTAGAACGAGGGATAGAACTCGCCCTGATCGCGGCCTGATAGCAGGGGAGGCCACATCTGGCGCGAACCAAGTAAGAACCAATCTTCCTTGGGCGCGGCCAACAACACCTCAGCCAGAAACGCAACCAGTACAAGGTGCAAATTTAACGACATCGCTAAACACCCCATCAACCTACACGGCTGAAACCGTTAAGCCAGCAGCTTGGGAAGTAACAGCACCGCAAACGGTGGCAGGGCAAGTGCAAGGGATTATTGCTGGAAACGGGCCGCTGCAACAAATGGCCGATACCAGATCAAAGCAGCAGATGAACGAAATGGGGTTGTCGGCTAGCAGTCTGGCAGTTGGTGCCGGGCAAGAGGCATTGTATAAGCAGGCTCTGCAAATGGCTGTCCCTGATGCCAACACGTTCGCAGCAGCAGGTCAGCACGGGGCTACTTCTGCTGACAAGGCATCTATGTTCAACGCTGAAATTGGAACGAGTGCGTCTCGCTATGCTGCTGAGGCCATGAACAATATAAACATGGAGAAATTAAGCGCAAAAAATAGAGCTAATCTGGAAAATATTGCTGGCAGATACAATGTCGAGGCGCGGAATTCGGAAGCGGTAGGTGGTTTATATACAAACTTCCTCGCAGGAGTTGCAAACATCATGAATAACGATGAGATAAGCAAAGACTCTCCGGGTAATTACACTGTTGCAGACACCCAAGTCCCGCCACGTTGGAATATCGGAGACCCAATGCCTTCACCAGCCGATAATATGATTGCGACATTGGAGAGTGGGTTGAATAACGGTCTGGAGATGTACACTACAATAGATGAGCTTGGAATATCGAGAATTTTAAATACTCCACCTGGAACACCAACACCAACACCAACACCAACACCAACACCAACACCAACACCAACACCAACACCAACACCAACACCACCTTCTGGGCTAACGTCAACAACTGGCGGGGGGGAATCATCGCTCACACCAACAACTGGCGGGGGGGGATCATCGCTCACACCAACAACTGGCGGGCAATCAACATGGAGCATGTACTTAGCACAGTATCCCAATAGCCCCATAGCGGCATATCCAAACGCATCTACCAACCCTGCGCAATGGGATGCCGCAGTGGCAGCAATAGGGCCTGAAACCATGACAAATCCACAACAAAACGCTGCAAGGCGGGAAGCGTTGGCCGCGCTCGGTCCGCGCCCACAATAATGAAAGCGGAGCAAACAACTGACACAGACTTTATTGTTAAATGCGTAACGCACCCATTGGTATGGGATCATTTAACTGATGACGCATCACCGGATGTTGAGTTTTACTTTCCACCGATGAATGTGCTTTGGGTGAGAGTTGAGGATTACGGGGTGTTTATGCTGACTAAGCTGAATTGCGCTACCCATGAGGTGCATACGATATTACTGCCAAGCGCCAAAGGCAAGGCGGTAGAAATAGGTAAGACTGCATTGCAGTGGGCTTGGGATAACACGGATGCGAAAAGAATCATAACGAGAGTGCCGGAATTTAACCCGCTTGCTTTACGGCTTGCGCTGAAAGTTGGGTTTGTGAAATACGGAGTCAATACAAAATCATTCCAGAAGCGTGGGGTTTTGTATGACGTAATCGAATTGGGAATAAATAAAGGAGAATCATCATGCCAGCAGTAGTCGTCGGAGCAGCATCAATATGGGGCGGAATAACCGCATGGGGTGTGGCGGGTAGCGCAGTGGCATATGTCGCGGCAGGTGCTATGGTAGTCGGCGGGGCCATGTCTGTTTATGGTGGGGCAACTGGCAATGAAAAACTAGCGAACGATGGCATGATGATAGGTGCGGTTGGATCGCTTGGAACAATGGCTTTTGGAGGAACAGCAAGTGCAGCAGCGGAAGGCGCAATGGGGTCAGCATTGCCGGGGGGCACGTCTGGAGTTGCACCAACAGCCGCTACAACTACACCAACTACAGCAGGTGGGCTGGGTGGCGCATCCAGCGTAGATGTGGCAACAGAGCTGACAAAGAAATACGCTGATGCCACAAAAAGCCTGATGGAAATGCAGCAGCAGAATACATTGATGCAAACTGCAAGCGGAGCCATCACCGGGTACTACCAAAACGAAGCTGCGTCAGAACAAAACAAACTGATGCAGGATAAAATAAATTACGAGCGTGCTCAATCAGAACGAAGAACAAAAAACCTAAATCCCATGTCGCCTATAAAAGTTCCTCATATTGCGCTGCCTAATTTTAGCGGGTTAATCAGTGGGGTAGCTCCAGACCAACGGCCAACAAATAACCAGACTTTAACCAATAGATACACGGGGGCATAAATGGAAAATTTCTCGGAAGAAGGAAAAAAATACATCGGGTATCTTGAGGAAAAGATAGCCCCCGAAGACAAGGAATCGCTAAGGCGTATTATCATTGCAGGAAAGAAAATAATGTTTTCCAAGCAAACGCACAAGTACATGATTCAGATGCTAGAAAAGCAAGGAGATTTATCTGAAAAATTGGGTGTAGGTATGGTAGAATTAATGGGGTTGGTGTTCCAGCATTCGCAAGGGAATTTGAAGCTGCAATTGCTTGTCCCGGCTGGATCGATTTTGCTGGTGTCCGCTGGCGAGTATGTGGATAAAACACAGGGAGGGATGACGATGGATATATTCTCTGAGGCGAACAAGATTATGTCGGCAGGTATAAAAAAGCAGGTCGAGGATGGTGTGGCGCGTCAAGGCAGTCAGCCCGGTGGAGCGCAACCCACTCAACCCAACCAAATGCAGCCTCAGTCCACGCCGCCAGCCGGTTTAATCGCAGGACAGGGGGTTTAATATGCCAAGCGGACTGTTAGCTGGATTGTCTGGGGGAATGCAGGGGTACGCTCAAGGGAAGCAAAAGGAAACTGATCTTGCCGTAAAACTTACGATGGATCAGCTTGATGCTGAAATCGACGCAGATATGAAAGCGCGTATCGAGGAAAACCGGAAGACCGAGCGGGCGCAAGATCGGACTGACAAGCTGGAGGCTGGTGATACCGCATACAACCGAGAACTTGGGCTTATTGCGGCGCGCAAAGACCCGCTTGATACCAAGTTAAAGCAAGAGCAACTTAACGCGCTTTTGGAGGATAAAAAGATACCGCCTGCCGTAAAGGCAGAATATGCATCTCTCGACAAACTCATCCAAAGTAAGCAAGAAAAAATCGACAATGCAACCGCAACGGGGAGTGGAGTGGAGTCTGGTATTGCAAAGTTGTCAGACGAAATATCCGCCGCAACCAAGCGCCAGCAAAAATTGCTATCCAGCATTCCGGGGTATGTAGCTGATAAGCCGGAGCCTACGCCTGAAGTTACCGTGAAATATGACGCTCAAGGCAGGGCATGGGTCAAAGGTGCAGACGGTAAGCCGGTCTTGCGGGATGATGCAGCAAAGGCAGAAGCGCAAAGTCAGCCAGGGATTATCGCCGGTGCGCCTACCGTCACCAAGCCAAGAGCCTCTGAAGTTGTTGCAAAAGCCCGCGAGATTGCAGCCAGCTATCCGAATGGTTTACCTAGCCGCTATATGAGCGGCGGGCCTACCGAAAAGCAATGGGAAATTATTGACGCGGCGAGAAAAATTGGGTGGGGTGGTAATTAATGGCGCTTACAAATCCATCATGGGATGATCTGAGCGACACCGACCCAACAGCCGTAACATGGGAATCGCTGTCTGATACACCACCTGAGCAGCCTGCCGCTTCAAGCGGTTTAATATCAGGCTCTTTTTCTGCCCTTAAATCAGGTCTCGGTAATCTATCCCGGTCAGCCCAAGCGACAGGCTCTGCGCTTACTGGCGACAATAAAAATATTGAGGCTCTTGCCGAAGAAGGTAAGGCTGCGCAATTATCGCGCCCTGTAGAAGCGCGTCAATTCGAGCAAAGCCTGCAACAGAAAACCGCAGAATCAATGGCAGATGACGGGGATGTCGGCTGGCTTGATGCAATTGGCAATGTAGCCGCTGCCGCATGGGAGAATAAGACCGGCGCAGTTCAAACTATTGCAGAACAATTCCCTAATGCCGCACCTGTTCTTGCCGCTGGATGGGGCGGTGCTCAGGTCGGCGCATTGGGTGGCCCTCTTGCGCCTGTAACAATTCCTCTTGGCGCTTTCACAGGAATGTTCCTTGGCAACGCCATGATCGAAACTGGCGCAAAGGCGATGGAGAAAGCCGAAGGAGGCTTGACAGACGTTGAGCGCGGAGAGGCTATATCCGAGGGCGCGGTTAAGGGCGCGGTTATCGCTGGCGTTGACTTGGCTACACTTGGGCTTGGAAAATACGCCATGCAGACTATCGGTAAGTCAGCAATAAAGGCTGGTGCTACTGCCGAAGCCGATGTTATCGCAAAGGCTGGCATTGACATTACAAATCCGGCCACCGTAGCAAAAGCTCTTGCGGCAGACCCGGCATTAAAAGCGGCGGCAGCAGCGGCAGGGAATGCTGCTGCAAAATCCTCAATAACAGCAGGTCAAAAATTAGCAATGGCTGGAACCGGCCTTGGGCTGGAAACGGTCGGCGAAACAGCCGGAGAATATGTTGGTGAATTGGCTGCTACAGGCAAAGGTGATGTAACGGGCGCGGTATTAGAGGGTATGATGAGCCTCGGCCAGTCTAGTGTTGAGACCGCATACAACTACTCAAAGATCATCCTCGCCCCAGACACAGATTCCGCCATTCAAGCTGCCGCTGCCGCTATTGACGTACCCGATACTCAAGACCCCATCATACCCCCACGGGGAGAGCTTGCAACAGCCACGCAAGCCCATGAGCAGACTTCGCCCATACAACCCACTCAACCAATTCAAGAGGCTAAAAATGGCGAGATTAATGTGGCTAGATCACCCGCAGTGGGTGGAGGACTCATTGCAGGCCGGAGCAATATCCCAACAGGAGGCGATGCAGCTATCGTTTCTGGAGTTGCTGACGGAACAAATGTCGCAGCGGGAAGCGGAAGAACTGGAGTTGCCGGAGAACCTTTGGCAAGCGTTGGACAGGATCAGTCTATTCCAGCACCAATCAACAATGCAGTAATTCAATCACAGGAGAAAGTAAGTGAACAAGCAACACCAGCAGCCGCAATCTCACCAGTCACGCCTACACGAACTGGACAGGCACAAACTCCAGCCGTGGCAGGTGGAAAGCCTGCGCCAAATGAAGGAAGCCAGAAAACTGATGCAGCAAGAGAGGTAACTGTTTCGCAGTCGCAGCCAGCGTCCCCTGCACCTCCGCTGGATAAAACTGCGGCTGCCCCTATAATCAAAATGCTTTCGGACGGTCGCCATGCGGCTGTAGGATTCACGCCAGAACAATTAAAAGCAGCCGATCCGAAAGTGTTTATTGACGGCAAAGGAAATGGGATATTCCCTGCCAAGACGAACAAGATTCAACTGGAGCGCGCATTAGGTGTAAGCAAGATTCCAGAAGGTGCGGTATTGGCGGAAGGTGATAAGCCATACAAAAACCTGAAATCTGCCCTGCTCGACAGAAAGTATCGCGGCATGGATAAGACCCATATCTCACAACGGATTGAAGGCGGGTTTGCGCTTGTACCAAAAGCCGCAAAACAAGAGGTGAAAGTAAATGCACAAAGGCCAATTGAGAGTAAGCCGCAATCGCAGGCACGGGATGAATCGGCACAAGTTGACGCTAGTGCAGTCGGTGAGGCTGTATCACCTGTTGTTCAGCCACTCGGAGCAAAAGAAGTACAAGCGAATGGCGATGGAAGTGGAAGAGAAATTGTATCGGTAAAAGACAGTTACGGAAGGACGCATCTTGTCCGCAAAAGCGACTTGAACGGATATGCAGATAGAATTCCTACGGTACGAAAGAATGGCGACATCATTTCTGGAGAGGAGATACCGCGCAGCATTATCAAGCCAGAAACGACAATCGAGAGCGCCGAAAACATAAAGCCCACCGCCGAATCCGCCCTATCCTCCATCAAGCAATCCGACATCCCGGCAGCGGAGCAATCCAAAGCCAAGAAACTTGAAGTCCTGAAAGCCCAAGCGCAGGGAAAAATCAGCAGCGACCAAGGCGCGGCGCTGAAAGAACTGGCAGATGCGGGGGAACATGCGGCTGTGGATGAGGTTCTCGGCGCAAAGAACGAGGCAGCAAGCATCGGCACTTCCGCCTCGAAAGAATTGAATAAGGTATCGCAGAAGTTTTGGAAGGGTGAAACATTCGCCGAAATTGCGCCAAAGGTTGTTACGAGTCGCGACGTTTACACCAAGAAAGAGCCGAAGTTTACTGGCCAAACATTAGGCGTAGAACCTACAGAGTTTGATTATTATCTGACTGATGGGCGTACAAGCCAGAAAATCAGCAAAGATGTTTACGACCACATCGAATCACTGAAAGCTACCAAGCCATCCCAATCTAAAAATAATTATCCGAGTATTGATATTTACCAAAACAAAAACGGCAAGCATCAATTATTGGCAAGAACAACGCAGTTTGAAACAGTAGAAGATGCACTGAGTGCGTGGATGAAAGAAAAACCAAGTCAGCCCGGTGTTGATATATCCGCAGAAAAAACCCCAGATGAAAAATCGGCAACAAGACAGAATGAAAGCAAGCCAGCCCAATCCACCAAGGCCGAACCCGCCAGCACGGAAGGCGGGAAGACTGGCGGCATCATGTTCAGCAAGACAAAGAATGGCGAGCCAACTCTAATAATCCAGCACAACCTATCAGAAGAGAACTTGCTCCACGCGGAACGCATGGGTGGAATTCCAATCCCTTCGCTGGCAATCACGCAAGCAGATCATCCATTGACAGGATTCGGTGAAATAACGCTTGTGGGTGGCATCGATATGGCAGATCCTAAAGGATATGCGGCGACCAAGGTGTTTGGTGCGGACATCTATTCTCCGCGCTACCCAAACATCCAGCATCAGTTCACCAGCAACATGAAGCAAACCGCAGAAGGCAGGCTAAAGGAAGCTATTTCAGCAACAAATACGCGACTTCCTTGGGATGATATGGAGAACGGTTCGCGTGAATTGGAACGCTCTGCACCTGTGATGTGGCAGTTTCTCAAAGATAACGGCATAAAGCCAGTAATAAAGTACCATGATACGAAGCCGCTGGATAAATCGTTGCAACCTTTCGCTGACAAGCTATCCAATCGTGAGGTAGATTATTTTGATATGCAGAAAGACCCTGAGTTCATTGATACGGCATACCAGACGTTCAAGGACAAACTGATCGCTGCCAACGGAGAGGACTACCGCGCTGATGCTGATGCTGAAATATCCGATATGCGCAACAGGGCAAAAGAGACTGGTAAAGATTATTTTGTGAATAGCATTGCGCAAGAGATTAACCATCACATTATGAATCGCGCATCCGAAGGTGACATAGATAAAACAAAAACAAGATATGCGCTTGAAAAACAAATATCCGATGCAGGTTTGCGCAATGAAATGGAGGGGTACGCAAAAGAATTTTTCAATGATATTGGCGCGAATGAGCGCATATTCCAAGGCTATACAAAAAGTGGAAACCGTAAGTACATCCCGCATACACTGGATAATGTAATCAAGCTACTCAAGAAAGAATTGCGTGGTGGAGAGAGCTTTAATTATGGCGTAGGAACGATCCGCTCTAAGTTCGCGCCACAATTCAAAAGCATTAAGCAAATTCAGGATGCCAAAAATAGGCTGATGGACAAAGCCGCGTTTGAGAAGGTGAAGGACGAGATAGATAAAGAATTTTTTGCGCTCGCGGAAGAGTTTGGTGCATACCACCCGATAGGAAACAAGATCGGATTTGGAGATACCATGTCGTCTACTCTCTACGACGCTGCCACGATGGGACTGCCTCGCGCATTCCGTGAAAACGGATTTGAAGATGCGCCACAAGAAAAACTGAAAGATGCCGCTGAGTTTCTTGACAAGTTACGAAGCCTGCCAACTGAATATTTCGAGGCAAAGATTCTCCGCGCCGTGGATTTAAGCGAGTTCAAGGGCGCTGTTGTGCCTGACGATATTAGCCAGAAAGCATTGGATGCGCTCGAAAAGCGCGGAATCCAAAACGTCATTAAGTACAAGCATGGCGATGAGGTGGATCGCAAGGCAAAAATCAAACAACTATCCACAGATGCGGACTTAATGTTTAGCCGCACCACCAACTCCACAACCTCCGAAACCCCAGCGACAATCGCCCAATCTTTGCGCGACAATCCCAACACCTCAAAGTACGCCGACATCCTCTTGAAGCGCGGCGACGAAGGAAAGAAGGGTGGAATTGTCATTGCCAAGGATATTGAAAGCCTGCCGGAACTGTTCAAGGAAAAGACAGGGGTGGAGTTGGGCGAGGATGTGTTGCAATCGGTCGCCGGTAATCAGACCGACACGCCAGCGTTTAAGAAATGGTTTGGCGATAGCAAGGTGGTGGATGCTGATGGTAATCCGCTGGTTGTTTATCACAATACGAAAAACGAGTTCAATTCTTTTGAGGTGGGCAGACCGACAAAGAATGCTACGATATTCGGTAGTTACGATGCAAAGAGATATGGATTATTCTTTGCTGAAAATGCCTCTTTTGCGTCAGAGTTTGGCGGCAAGAAGATGGATGTATTTCTTCAAATATCAGACCCGGCAGATTTAACAAACCTGCGCGATGCTTTCCTTAATACCCTTGATGCAAACGGGTATAACTCAAGAATGCTCACTAATGGGCAGCATGAGTTATGGGAGTTGTTTGATGAAGAATATGGAGGAGATCATCTTGTCGAAATATTAAAAAAGATGGGATATGATGGGGCGATTATTTCAGAGCTTGATGAAAACCGTAATCCTCAAAAAGTATGGGTTGCCTTCGAGCCAAGCCAGATCAAATCAGCCATAGGAAATCGTGGCACATTTAGCCCAAATAATCCAGACATCCGCTACAGCAAATCCGGGAAAGTCCAAGCTCTCTACGATCCACGTAGCGGCCTGACATTCATGGTCGCCAATAATTTGACCAAAGAGACTGCCGCCCCTGTTGCATTGCATGAAACAGTACATGCTACCGATACCAAGGAAATGCGCAAGCAGGCAATGGACTTGCTTGCCTTGAGGGATAGCAAGCTCGTCCCGAAGAAACTACGCGAGTTCCTGCAATCTGTTTATGCGCGGATGGAAAGCGCTGGGGTGGTAGGTGATGAAATGGAAATGGAATCTGCATCCTACATCGTTGAACAGGCTTTATTACTTGGTCGCCAAGACGGATTCAGCGCCATAGACAACACTCTATTTGCACACCTCACAGACAAGCTAGGAAAGCGCGTAAGCGAGTTTGTGCGTAATTGGGTAGCCAAGGTAAGGGCTGCACTGTTCAAGCGTGGCGTAGCGGTCAAATTAAGCGTTGACGATATTATCGCACTTGCCAAGGCAGGGATGGCTCAAGCAGCTCGCGGCGATGTTAATGTAGAGGGTGATACTCAGTCATTTAGTAAGCAAGAATATACATCATCACTTATCCAGCAAGTTTGGAAGAAATTATCCGTACATGACAATCTGTTTAAATTCAAAAAGAACAACGAAACAAGTATTGAAGGGAATGTACTGTCAGCCATGAATGGCGAAGACGAGGACGGAAAATCTGTTTCTGCAAAAAGTAAAATCAAAGAAATAGAAGTCCCTGAAGAAATGGCTAAAAAAGATGGCGTAGTTAAGGCTTGGGAAGTTGTTTCAGGATTTGATGACAATCCAGCATTTATATACGAAGCTGATGATGGCCGCGTATGGCTAAACGTATCTAACTTTAAATCTGGCTCATCGGGTGGTGCTGCACTTTATACTGGCGTACTTGACTATGCCGCAAAGAACAAAGGGGTAAGGTTAATCGGAGACCCATACGGGGTTACTGACATCGCAATGATACGCAGAACTGAATTAATGTTATCGGCGGCTATCCGTCATGGAGGTAGGACTGACTTCATGGAGCCATCTAATGAGCAGAAGTATCCTAATCTTTACAAAGGAAAATTAGGTCATAATGATTATTTTTTAGAAGAGTATTCCCCTGTAAAGTGGGGTGATAATGATGCGCAAAACATTGACAATTTGATTAAGTCGGCGCAAGATAATATCTCATTATTTGTACCAGAGGTTAATAATGTCCACTACAACTTTACTACCGGAGAATTGGAGATCGACCTTCCCGATCAGGACGGACTGCGCCTACGCTCGGAGAACGGCAGAGTTAGTATCAAATCCGACATGGGAACCAAGCTCGTTAATCAGGCAATGGATCGCGGATTCGCAAGAGCAAAGCGACTCGGTATTGAGCCGGACATGGCTAAAAGGAGTCCTTTCGGTATTGCCAGCGTTGTACGAGCGGGACTCGCACAATCACTTAAAGATAAATCAGATTCCAGAAGAGGAAGCGATGAGACACTATCGCTTTTCGATGGCGAGTTACCACCCGGATTAAAAGGCGTAATGTATTCCAAGTCTGGCGGTGTGATGCTCTCAAAGTCCGCGCCACCTGTAAATAATGAGTCGCCAAAACGCTTCAACATCCCGCAAGAAACATCTTTGCAGGAACTCCAGCGCAAACAGCAGGACAATCTCAATCGCATAAAAGTCATTCAGGATGCCATCCAAGAACAGGGGGGTATCGTGGACGAGCAAAGCAACGTCTATCAGGCTATGGAGCGCATGACAGACCGAGTTGCTTTGCAGCAAGAAAAGTTCACGGATAAAGTTGTCGAGCCGTTTATGAAGCGCGTAGCCGAACTCAAAACTACAACAGAGGAAATCGGCACATACTTGATGGCCTTGGGCGCGAAAGATCGTAATGCCTATATCCAGACATTGCGCGACGACATGCCGAACAACGGATCGGGCATAACCAATCTTGAAGCGCAAGAGATAATTGATGATTACCGCAAGCGCCCTGACTTTGAAAAGTTTGATTCGCTGGCAAGAGACATCCAAAAAGTAACCGAATCGAAGCTGGACTTGCTTGTTGAGGGTAACGTAATGACTGCCGACCAAGCCCAGCAAGCGCGTGACGCTATGGGTTTTTATGTCCCATACAAAGGTTTTGAGGTTATTGATGACTCAGGGAATAAGGTAGGTAATGGAATCGGTGGAGGGTATTCAACCAGTAAGCGCGCATCGCGTCAGGCTCTTGGTCGGGTAAGCCGTGCGGGTCAGGTGGTCGAGAATATATTCAGGGACTACCACGCCGCCATATTCTTGAAAGAAAAAGCGAACGTAGGCGAGACGCTGCGTAACCTTGTGGAAGATAACCCAGACTCTACATTGTGGACGATTGAAGAGCCAGAAAAAACGCCGGTAAAGGGTAAGACTCCGCAGAGATACGAAGTCGAATATTACGGGTCTATTGTTGAACGGTTTGACAACCTGAATGATGCGCGCCGATTTGTCGAGTCCAAGCGAAATGTTAACGACAAAGAAGGCGACATCAAGATCAACAAAGTTGGCGGCGAGCCTACCATCATAATGCGAGATATTGGCTTCGATAACACCAAGGAAGTTAGGTACATCAAGAACGGTAAAGAGTTCCGCATTCAACTCCACGACCCAATCATGGCGGCGGCTTATAACAACTTGAACGCATCGCAACTTGGCGGAATACTTGAAGCATCTGCCAATCTGAATATGTTCCTGCGCCAGATGTATACGCAGAAAAATCCAGAGTTCATCATCACCAACCTGTTCCGTGATGCACAAACTGCATTTGCGGTACTAACTGGGGAAGGTGGGGCGAAGTATGCTGCAAAGGCAATGAGCCATGTACCCAGCGCAGCCAAGGCGATGTTTGCACAATCCCGCGATAAGTCTATGGGCGTATGGCAGAAGTATTACGACCTCGCAAGGAACAGTGGAGCATTGACCGCCTTTGCCATGCTGGACGATATAGAGACGCAGCAACTTAAACTTGACTCAATGCTTGCTCGGCACGGTGGAGGTGGAGTCGTTCGAGCATGGAAACAGGGTTTGTCTCACAAGGGCACGATCTTAGATCGTTCTGGCAAGGCCGTGTCTGGAGCCGGAAAGGTAGTCTTGTACAGAATGCTGGATAGCCGCCTGATGATGCTGATCGAGAATCTAAACCATGCGGCAGAGAATGCTTATCGTATGGCAGCTTTCCGCTCGTTTATTGACGCTAACGGTGGGGTGGATAAAGTAACGCCGAAGGTGCTGGCGGAAGCCTCTCGTATAGCCAAGAATGTCACCGTCAACTTCAATCGCAAAGGCGAACAGTCGAAAGCGTGGAATGCTGCTTATCTGTTCTGGAATGCGAACGTGCAAGGAACTCAAAACCTGTTCCGTGCTGCTACCGGAACGAAACATAAAACTCAGGTAAAAGCTATCATCGGAGGATTATTCGCATTAGGTGTATTTGCGGCGATGATGACCGGCGACGACGACGACGAATTGACCAGTGAGTACGACAAAGAGCATAACCTGAACCTGCATTTTGGCGAATACACAGTGAAGATGATTCTGGCTTATGGTCTTGGATTCTTCTTCGGAGCGGGATATACGGCTGGAAATATGATGAAAGGCCGCATAAGCCCGATGAAGGCTGCTGTAAATACCCTAGGGCAATTCATGGAGCACTTTACACCCATAGGTTCTCCCGTAGATAAAGGCGAGGTATCGCAAGAAAAGTTTGCTGTGAACGTATCCCCGACTATGCTAAAGCCGCTGATGATGTCATCGGTCAACGCGAATTCGTTTGGGGGTAAACTTGTGCCGCACTTCTCGGATGATGATGGGAAGCCTGACCGTGAAACAATGTATCGAAGCACTCGCGGAACACTCTACGATAAGGCTGCGAATAGCGCAGTGTTGGCTTGGGCTGATGTATCACCAGAGACACTGAAGATGATGGCTGGATTCTTGACTGGCGGAACTGGAACGTTCGCATCAAACCTATACGCCACAGGGAAAGAGGCCGTGTCAGGAGAATTTCCCGATGTTGAACACACCCCATTTGTCAGAAAGATTATCTCGACAAAGGACGTTGAGGAGTATCGCGGCAGGTTCTATGACCAATTGAGCGAGGTTAAGAAAAAATCCGGTGAAGATGGCGTAAAACAAAGTAGGGTTCTAGGAGGGACTAGCATTATCTTCTGGCAAAAGCGCATGAAGAACCTACGCAAAGCAGAAGAAGATGCACGTGCAGAAGGCAGTAAAGCAAAGATAAAACTGGCTGAGGATCGGCAAATTGCGCTATCAAACCAACTGGCGACCAGATACGAAAAAGCAATGGCAAGATACTCAAAAAACCCGTGACAAAGAACAAACGTTCTGTAGTACAATCAGCTAACAACACAAGGGATTAGATATGCCAGCATGGAATTTACAGACGACAATAGATGTCGTTCATAGCATGGTTCATCGCGGGAAGTATTTTTCCGGGGGATATTATAATCCCGCCCTTGCGAACAATGGAACGCTTGATCTTTATTTACAAGGAAGTGGGCTGCATAACACGCATCTTACATTGAAGTTTAATGCTAGTGCAGAATTCACTGTTACCATATTTGAAAGCCCAACTGTTTCAGCGGCTGGAACTGGCGTAACGATGAGCAACCACAACACATCCTCATCGAATGTATTTTCTGGAACAGCCACCCACACGCCAACAGTAACCGCGACAGGGAATGCGATAAATGGGGTTGCTTATGTGACAGGCGGGAATGGCGGGAATGCCACAGGAGGATCACTGGATGAATTTACTTCTGAGTTTCTTTTAGACAAAACAAAGAACTTTTTATTTCGGGCAACAAATATTTCAGGGCAGGCGATAAGAATATCAGGCCACTTGAACGTATACCAACCAACGCTTTAACCAGCAAAGGAATTAAATCATGGCGCAAACCGAAAATATTGCTAAATCAACTGCTGTTATCTATATTGGAGGTGCATAATGTCAGCATGGAGAGATGGAGGTCGGTCTGATGGCACGCTGCTAGTCCACTCAACCGGAACCACCGCGACCCTGCGCAGCCTGTGGAAAGATTTAAGCTCGTCAGGCTGGATCGAGGGCTTCGGGATTACCGATGCTGGCGGCGCGACGGTAAACGTCGCTGTTGGAGAATTCATCATACGCTCAGGATCTACGGCAACATCCTCGATTTACTACGAGAATACTGTCGCCGGATTGACTGGCGTGGCGATTCCTACTGACACCACAAGGTACTTGATAGGGAGTTGGAATTCTGGCGCACCGAACATCGCATTCAACCCGACAGACACCTCGAACGGGTACGACCTGATCTATTTGGGAGAGGTTCACAACCGGGGAGGGGTGCTCAAGATTCACCCGGATGCACGGCCAATCGGAGACTTTGTAAATCGTGCGCAGGGATGGGCGCAGAGAACAATCGGGGATAGAGTTTCTGCGGGGCTGGTGACTTATGACCCATCAGCACCATCGAGGAAAATAGCCATAACCGCTGGGACGATTGAAGTGTCCAGAAGCATGGATCAGGAACATATAAGCCTGTTCGATTCCAACGCTGGTGGCACGTTCACAGCTATTTATGGGACAGGCACATACACCTATGTAGCCGCTCAAACTCAATGGGACAATACCCAATACGACAATGCTGGCGTGCTCACAGCAACGACCGTTGGGTGGTACAGCAATCATTACGTGATACAGGGTTACTTGGGGGATGTCGTAGTTCAATACGGACGCGCTCAATACGCAACGGAAGCCGAAGCGCTGGCTGAAGCCACCCCGACAAATCGTCCAGAGGAATACATGGAACACGGGATGGTGATTGCAAAAATCACATTCTTGAATGGCGCTACTTCGCCCTCGACCATCTCCGATTTGCGCCCTGTTATCGGAAGCTCCGCACCTACCGCCTTGGCACCGACAAGCCACCCCAACTTGACCGATCTGGCATGGTCTGGCTCTGGGCATACCGGAACAGCGCTTAAGGTCGCAGGGTTTGATGCGGGTGGTATGGCTGCCGAACTCACGCTGGGGACTGACCTAACAACTCCCACGGGAGCCGAGGCGCTAACCAATAAAACGCTCACCAGCGCAACAAACATACTAACCGCGCCATTCCCGTCCGTCAGGATGGATACGATAAGTATACCCAACCTTGTCTCATACCTATCACGGATACACTCGAAAAATATAAATATAGGATTCGGCGTAGGCTCGTATTTGAACGGAGCAACTGTAGTTGCGAACGGGTATATTGGTGGTGTTTACTCTCCAACACAGAACAGAATATATCTAGTCCCATTAGCACAGTCTAACCAGACGAGTTGGCACTACATTGATTGCACAACTGGCACAGTCGTAGCTTATACCCACGGAGCAACTGTAATTACGTCCGGGTATGCTGGTGGTGTTTATTCCCCGACACAGAACAGAATATATCTAGTCCCATACTTTCAGTCTAACCAGACGAGTTGGCACTACATTGATTGCGCAACTGGCACAGTCGTAGCTTACACTCACGGAGCAACTGTAGTTGCGACCGGGTATGCTGGTGGTGTTTACTCTCCAACACAGAACAGAATATATCTAGTCCCATACTCTCAGTCTAATCAAACGAGTTGGCACTACATTGATTGCGCAACTGGCACAGTCGTAGCTTATACCCACGGAGCAACTGTAATTGCGTCCGGGTATTATGGTGGTGTTTACTCTCCAACGCAGAACAGAATATATCTAGTCCCATACTCTCAGTCTAATCAAACGAGTTGGCACTACATTGATTGCGCAACTGGCACAGTCGTAGCTTACACTCACGGAGCAACTGTAGTTGCGACCGGGTATTATGGTGGTGTTTATTCCCCGATTCAGAACAGAATATATCTAGTCCCATTAGCACAGTCTAATCAAACGAGTTGGCACTACATTGATTGCGCAACTGGCACAGTCGTAGCTTATACCCACGGAGCAACTGTAGTTACGAACGGGTATATTGGTGGTGTTTACTCTCCAACACAGAACAGAATATATCTAGTCCCATTAGCACAGTCTAATCAAACGAGTTGGCACTACATTGATTGCGCAACTGGCACAGTCGTAGCTTACACTCACGGAGCAACTGTAGTTACGAACGGGTATCGTGGTGGTGTTTACTCTCCAACGCAGAACAGAATATATCTAGTCCCATACTCTCAGTCTAATCAAACTAGTTGGCATTACATCCAAGAGTATTCGCAGGCTGAGGTGCCCCCATCACTGATGGCATCCGCGCTATTTAATAAATTATAGGACATACAATATGAACATTTCAGAGTTGGTTAATTTGAGCGGCTTGCAGGCACTTGGGATGATTGTATCTAGCGACGGCGAAATACTATACCCGGAATTAGCGACCGATGCGGTTATCAGCGCGTGCAATAAATATCTGAATGATAACTCTAAAAACATAAGATTTGTCGGGCTGAATGTTGCTGTGCAGCAAGAGGCTGGATTCTATGAGGCTATAGATGCCACCCCTGCATTCGACTCAACTACGCATGAGGATACAGGTGTCATAAACTTCACAGCAGGTAATACAACATTCACCAGAGTAATAGTTGCATTACCCGCTGAAACAATAGCCCTCAACTTAGCCAAAGCGAAGGATAAGGCCATTCGTAAAGTAGATTCTGATGTTGATGCAATATACCTTGATGCGGTTGGGCAGAGAGTACCTGATTACCTTCTAGCAGAAAAAGAAGCCATACTGTACCGCGATGCTGGATATACAGGAATTGTGCCAAGCATTATTCAAGATGAGGTAGACCGTGGTAGTGCCTCAACCCCTCAGCAAGCAACAGATAACATCTTAGCACTTGCACTTGCACTGAATACCGCTAAAATTGATCTACGCAAAAAGCGCCTTGATACAAAAGCTATAATACGGCAAGCAGCAGTTATTGCAGATGTAAATACTGCAATGGCAATATGGGGAAACAATGTGATTGCGATACGAAGCAATTTAAGTATTTAACTTATAGAAAATAAAATAACCCCGCATGGAATAAGAAATGATTACTATAGACCAGTATTTCCAAGATAAAGACAGGCGGGATGTACACGTTCTGAATGCCCGAAATTTATTGGGTAAGGTAAATACTTTACTCAGCAAATCTGATGCCTATAAATACTGGATTGATCCCGACACGGATACGCAAATCTCAGGGGCGAAAGGTGGCTCAGGTGATGGTGGATACAGGGCGTACAATTCAAATACTGGCGCACCGTCATCGGCTCACAAATCAGGCTTGGGAATAGATATTTACGACCCAGAAAGAATCTTGGCTCAATGGTGTGTGAATAATCAGGACGAGCTGGACAGAAATGGGTTGTATTGCGAAGATTTTAGATGGACTCCAGGGTGGTGTCATTTTCAATCTATACCTCCGAAATCGGGGCATCGTATCTACATCCCATCAATGAAGCCACCGTTAGCACCTGCATTGAATGGCCAAAAAACTATACCGGAGAGGATACGATGAAGATACTAACCACAAAGAGTAAAACGATAAACTGGGGTCACGTCCAAATGATTCTAGGATCAATTGGATCAGTTCTTGTATTTGTTACGCCTGAATTAATGCCAGATTTACCAAAATGGGTTTACACTGGCGCTATAATATTAGGCGGATTAATCACCTATTGGCTGCGTAATAACACGCATAAGCCGATGTCACATTATGAAAATTCGGAGTATGAGGGATGACCCCGCGCTTATACGTGTATGCCGCCCTTGTAATAGCCCTATTTGGCGCTGGCGTAAAGAGTGGTATGATGTATGTACAAAGCCAATGGAACGCGCAGAAATCTGCTGATTCAGAGGAAAATAAAAATGTGGTTCTTGAGTACGCAAACGAATTGGTAAGGAAAGGGGAGGAGCATGACACTAACCAAGGTATTATTGATAGCCTTGCCATTGCTGCTGCTGGCCGGGTGCGCGTCCACTTCCCGATCTGTAAATCTGCCAAGGAAGCAGATAAAGACGGAGGAAGTAGGTTACTTTCAGAAAGAACTGATGAAATCTACGGAAATCATGCAGAAAGAGTTGGAAGGATTATCAAGCGAGCCGACCAACTAAACATTGACGCAATAGAAGTAAATAAATAAAGGAGAAATGCAATGCACAAACTTTTCGGTGGTAAAGGTCGTAAGCGTGATGATAAATCTAAATGGCCTAAACCTAAAAAATGATTGATTTTCTAGTTATCGTACTAGTGTTCGTCGCGCTCTTTCAGCCGACGCAAGAAAGAGCTTTGGCGGCGATTTGCTTTGCATCTTTAACGCTGGTACATAACTTACTGTCTGATTATTTTAGTGATATTAATTATTACTTTTCAGATATGTTTTTGCATTTGTGGATCATTTTCACATTGGTCGCGCTATCGGAAATCACAGATTTTATCTTGATTTTGATTCGGATTTGTATTGGCGCAATCGTTTTGAATATCTTTGGGTGGGTCATCTACATGCTTTACCTTTCGCCAATTTACTATAATTATGCTTTCGCTTCGCTGTACATCTACACCATTTACATCATGTCGGGGAAGGACAAGAGCTATGGAAATATTGCAATGGGTCGGCGGGGTGTTGACCTCGATAGTCATAATAGCGAAAGCAATTCATCTTTACCTAGAAGCGAAACACAAACATGACAGACTTAAAAAGCGTACTAGCAGGAATGGCTACAAGCCCAAAGACGGCGATAGCATTGGGTAGCGCGACGGCGGCATCTGGACTCAGCACGGTGCTTGAATGGATACCCAATGACATTGGGAAGCTAGCCTCGGCTATGGGTGCGTTATTATCATTTGTGCTAATTATTTACTGGCTTGTTTGTATCAGAATAAAAATCACAGAATCAAGAATAATCAACGAGAAAGAGCGTAGGATGCTCCCTAGGAAATGAGACTCTTCATCATCTTGATATTCAGCTTGGCATGAACCTTAACACCCGAACTATTCCACTTTGAGATATTGACTAGCTACTGTTTTTTTTCAGATTCAAAATTCAATCCTATTGTCTTTAGGTGTAAAACTGCCTTCGTTGGGTGTTATACACCTGCAAATGTGCCTATATCACGTTGTGCGTCAAAATCTGCACATCCCAAGAATCGCCGCTCAAAGTCATATTTGCGAGCTTTGCTGTTTTCTCAAGATCGCATGGACAAAGACAATCTCCGTCCTCAAATGTTTTGTAATCTTTCTTTCTGCGCTCCGGTTCAATTCCGATAGCATTTCTCAGTTCTGCTTTTGTACTACACTCAATATCTCCGACCATGACTATTACGCACATTTTTATTCTCCATAGTTTGATTGACGCACAACCCTACGTTCCAGCGGAGCCGCCAAAAGCGGCGTCCCGCTGAACTTGCACGTTAGCCGCCTCTGTGTAGATCACGAATGCCCTATCCATCCAGCCATGCCAACAATGCTCGACGTAGCGATGCTCATATTCTCCTGTTCCGCCATGATGCCGGTTCAGTTTGTGGCGGCGGTAGCTCTGCTCAAAAAGCTCTCGTTCTTCTAGTTCGCGCTCGCGCCAAAAATTGTCCCATTCCGCTTCCTGCTGCTTCTCGGCGGCTAACCATCCGCTCAAGTTCGTTCCGCCTTCGGCTCCACCGGACTGCGCGCCAGCGGGGTTCTTTCCAGTTTCGTTCGCTGATTCCATGCTCATCGCTCCTTCAAAGTTTCGTGATGCGCGCAGCCCCTTAGCTCCCCGTTAGGGGTATTCATTTGCATTTCTCACCAGCGTAATATGCCACAGGTTCACGCGCCAAATATTGGATACCATCAAGATCAATATAATCTGTAGATCGAGACGCATTGAAAGCTACCTCTTTAACATTTACACAACGCGAAACACCATGATCGTAAATGTAAAGAGCACCTGCACCTTGCCACGGTGATGCAAGTTCGCAACCCACTAACCCTACGCTCAAGAGGGACAGGCCGATAAGTGATTTCTTTCCAAAGTTGCGTGTGTTCATGGTTCATTTCTCCTTTAAAGTTTTTCGGTCGGCCTGTCTCTTAGCTTCACGTTGTGCGCCTTCAATTGCACCGTGAATTTCAGCGTTGTGATGTCGTATCCACGAGCCTCTAGTTCTTTAACGAGTGAATTCCCATTCCCAAGTTTCAGTTCGCTATTGAAAGCCATCATCACGACATTTGAATCTCGTCTTGTTGCCCCGCCAGCCCCGTAGCAAAAGTACAGGTCACGGTCTCCATGTTCCTGCCCGTACTTCACCAGCAGTTCGCCGGGTTTCGCCTTCGGTGTTCGGTATCGCTTCATCGTGTTTATCTCCGTTGAACGGCGGCGCACAACCCGCCGCTCTAGTGGGACGCCGCCTACGGCGTCGCCCCTAAGCTTTGTCGTTATGCCCCTGTTCTACCATGAAGGCAGGAATCATGGACACGCATTTATGTTTGTCGAGCATCCAGTAGTACCGTTCGCCTCCAGTGATGCCGACCATTTCAATTTTTCCCCATTGGGTTTGCGTTCCAAGTGGCAGAGGCATAACCCTACATTCAAGCGGAGCGCGTTCAGCGTGGCTGGTTTTATCAGAGGTCATTTTCGCGCCCGCTTAATTCCACGTTAGGCACTCAACGTCTCATACAGCGCGGCCCAATGTGCTGGCGGTGTTTCCCATCCATCGAATCTATCGTGGCTGAATTCGTGCCATTCTTTAGAGCATTTGATAACGTCATCAATCCCTAAAACCTCTTTCTTCTCGCCATATCTGGCGTTTAGATACAGTCGCCCGTTTTCTTCGCGTAGGTGCGCCATTCCGTCTGATTTATAAAACCCATCCTCAAACTCGGCTATCAATGTTTCCCCTACACCGCGCACTGTTGTAGCAACACCTGCTTTTGATAGAGCGGAAACCATGTCCAGCAATTTCATTTCGTTCTCCTGTTTGGTCGTGCCTAACACGGCATCCAAGCGGCCTGCCGGTTAGCTCTACGTTAGTGGCGAAAGTGGTGAGGACTACTATATCCAACATGCCGTGCCGCCGTGTCGAACGGCCTGCACTACCCGGTATGCCTCCCGGAACACTTGCGCTTGGATGCGCTTTAATAATCCCCACCACTTTCACCCCTAACTTTACGGTCAAGCTGCCTGTGGCGTTTAATAATGGTAATAATGGCGGAAGATGAAGGAGTCGAACCCTTACCCTTTCGGACACCACGGTTTTCAAAACCGCTTGCCAGCCAACCTAGCGGCATCTTCCTTTGTAAATTTATACCGCACGCACATCATCCGACAATTTCCTGATCGCTGCGCCGCCTGCCTCGCGTTCCATTTGGTTTAGCGTTTCGATTGCATCACGAACATGATCTTTTATGCTCTCATCGCACTTTAATCTGGCTTGCCCGCTCCCACCGCACGCTGGGCACACAAGATCGGCCAGCATTGGTGTGTTATCAATTTTCGGTGCAGTTCGACCATCACATACTCGGCATACGCCTTGCAGCCAATATCGCAAGGACGTATCAGCAACCTCATTTGCCTTTTCCAAAAATCTGCGTTTTTTTGCCACCGCAGAGACTTTTATTCGCCACGCATCCATGAGCATCATGACGCTGTGCTCGTCTCCAGCATATTTAGCCCGGAATAGCATTGACCCAAGCTCTGATGATAGAGCTACAGCGGCCAATATCGCCGTATCTTGCTTAATTGTATTATCAATTAAATTCGACGAGTTTACTGCCTGTGAATAAGATTTAATTGATATTCGCAATTCGTCCCCATCTTTTAAATTGTATCCAACCAATCCGCTTCGTTGTGGGTCATTATGTTAAAGCAAATTAATGTTTTGTCAATTTATTTTTCTCCTTTAGGTGTAAAACTGCCTTCGCAGGGTGTTATACACCTGCAAAGGTGTCTATATCACGTTAGGCCGCCCTCCCCACGCTGAATAGTAGAGTTCAGGCCCATACTTTGTATTCAGGTATTGAGTATATCCATCACCCCCTGAATCGTCTTGTTCCTTTCCTTCCAATATCGCGCTAACGTGGGCGCACAGCGCTCTTGAGCTTATCGAGCCAAATTTGGGGAGTTCCTGATCCATTTCGTTCACCCATTTCCACATGAACATTTTGGCGCTATCTAAATCAGTTATTTCTTCTCGAAGATAATTATAAAAATCAACTTCGCCTAACCCTCCATTCGAGTCAGACCGCCCATCAGCGGGGTTTTCGTCATTCAGTTTTGTCTCATCGTTCATCGTGTTTTCTCCAGTGTTTTAGTGGGCGGCTGCTCAATTTTGTCGTTAGACCCCATGAACTTTAAGCAGCCCCAACGCTATTTTCTGCATGTCTGCCAAGTGCTTTTCGGTTGCCGCCAAACTTCCGGCGCTGCCCGTTCCTTCACTGGGCCTCAGTCCGCATCGCCAGAGTTCATCTATCAATTGTTGCGCCTCTTCGTTCCGCAGGCGCATAGTTGGCTCGTTGAGGTTTTCTCCGTCCTTCAGTTCTCTAAGCGTCAACGGTTCGGCAACCATCATTCCAAATTCTCGCTTCTGAAATACCGCAACCTCTATCCCGTCTCTCCACGGTTCTCGCTGGCATCTAATATCTATCATCATCTTCTGTCTCCAATGTGGTCTAACTTTTCCACCAAGAGGGACTGGCCTACGGCCAGCCCCTTATGTCAGACGTTAGCCTTCACCTTCTCCTGATCCCATTTGGCTATGCACGAGTTCAGCCAGTCGCGTATTTGCGTAGCTTCGGCCCTGTCAATGCACCCGCCGAATGCTCTGCTCTGCTCTGCGTACCAAACCGTGTCGATCTGTACTCCCGGCGCAGTCATGTTCCCAGTGCTCCAGCCTTCCTTGAAGGTGATCCCCTCGCTTCCGCGAACGGAAACGTATAAAGGATCAACCCGCACGGCTAACCCGGCGCTCAACGCGGACGCTGCGCCCGTAGGCGTTGCTGAGTCATGTGGTTTCTCGATCTTCATATCTCTTACTCCTTTTCGTGGCGCGCAGCGCCGGTTAGCTCTACGTTGTGCGTCATTAACTGGTCGCGCCTTCCAATCCATTGGCAAGCAAGACATGTCGATTCTGAGTCCGCATCTTGTGTCTTTACACTGTGGCAGTAATGATCACCAGTGTTAGCCATGAACCTTTGTAGGTGGCTTACTGTAACTTCTTGGCTGCCACATTCTGGGCATGTAAGCGGCGCTTCTCCAAATTCTTTTTTCATTTTCGTTCTCCGTTGTTAAGTTGACGCACAACCCTACGTTCCAGCGGAGCCGCCAAAAGCGGCGTCCCGCTGAACTTGCACGTTAGGGGTGAAAGTTCCGCTAATGATTTTCACGCCTTCGTTTTTTGAAAATCCACTCGCATATATTTCCGCTTGCACCTTGCGCGGGTATGCCGCCTGCGGCTTCCCGTTATTTAGCACGAGATGCAATTCCGTTCCGCCAGTGTCGAGCCTCCATTTTTTCACGGCCTCAACAAATTGCGCATCACCCCTAACTTTACGGTCAAGTCCGACAACCAACAGCGGGCTTTGTGTTGTAGTTTTATTCGTCATTTTGTGGCCGCTGTTGGTTGCGGCTTACCTCCACGTTAGGGGCTTTTGGTAGCGGCTCGAATTCCTCCGCGATATATCCCATAACGTGATGGTATACAACCCGAGCCGATGACGTATGCACCCCGATATGTACCGATGTTGTGAGTAGTAATGCGCGTCCATCATCAAGCATGAATGCGGTTTCTCCGTATTCATCTTGTCTCAGTTCTCCGGTCATCAGCTTTAAAAGCTCTGCCGCTTTGTGTGTACTTATTTCCATAGTTTCACCCCTAACTTTACGTTCAACTTTCGTTCCGCTTCGCTCCACCGGACTGCGCGATGCGCAGCCGAGTTAACTCCACGTTAGACATCACGAATCACCGCCGCAATCGCCATGACCAGAAAACCAACGGCCATAGCGCCAAATACCCACCGCCCCATATCTCGCTGCCGCATCAATACGGCCATCTTCACCGGGTCTGGTGGCCCTGGATTGAGACTCACCCGCTCGCCAGTTCTCCACGCTTCCTGTATGTCGAACCCCTCATTCAACCGCGACCGCCAAAAGCGGCGGCGCGTTAATTCAATTGTTAGCGTCCATACCTGCGACGTTCAGCCATCTCTAATGCCAACCTCACAATCTCCGCATCTTCCGAATCGTTCACGCGAATTTTTACGCGCATTCCTTTTGCGTAAATCTCGACCAAAGCGCCTTGCTCTGGTGGCCCAATTAAGTCTTCCATTTCAATCATCCTTATGTTCGCTAACCCGTCAATCCAGCGGGACGGCTTTCAGCCGCCGGTTATTTCTGCGTTATGCCCCTCAATCACGATATGATTACCGCTATATCACCATCATCTGATTCTTCCCAAACGCGGCTTATCTCACCGTCTTCTTTTAGCCCTGTCCTTTTAACAAATATTGCTACCGTGTTCGTCGGGCGAACTATTCCGGTATCGTTCCACCCAGACACAAATACATTGCAATTTCTCCCAATTGATTCGCGTAAATTTTTTAGCTTATCAATCATTTCATCAAGTGTTTCAAGTGTTTCCATTTTGTTCTCCGTAGTTAAGACGGGCCTAACCCGTCAATCAACCGGACGCGCCGCAATAAAGCCGCGTCGCTCCGGTTATCTCAGGCGTTAGCCGCCAATCTCGAACGCATGGAATACCAACGCCCCACCGTGCATTTGGAAGGTTGCCACGTACTCACCAGGATCATCCGGCATCGGGTTCCCGGTTCCATATATCGCCAAGTGTCGCGGTTCTTTTTCGGCGTTCTGATCGCACAGCGCCCAAATGTAGCATTGGTCTGCTTGCATTTGAACGTCAAGCAGCTTTGCTCCGATAGGCATCATCAAAGTTAATTCGTCGGATATACCAATTACCCATTTCCAAATACGCATGTTCATTCTCCGTTGTTAAATTTGTCGGCTAACCACTCGCTCAACTCGGACACGCCTACGGCGTGTCCGGTTAGCTCAGTTCCGTTCTGCACACTCTGTTTCATAATCTGGCGCGTCCACAAAATACAAATTCCTTGGGGCTGGTGCTATCCCATCTAGTTTCGTGTCCATCTGGAATACTGTCTTTGCACGCAGTATGTTTCCGTCAACCTCGGTCACAAGGTCGTTTCCTTCTTTCCACACGAAAACGGGGAATTTCTCCCAGTGTTTTAGGTGTTCTGTTATTGCCTCATTCTTTGTCAT